CATTCAAGACATGGCTCTTTGCAATTGTACCATTAATGTAGACATCTAATGTCGTGTTTTGGCAACGAATAATGACATTGACCCACTTGTTCAATGGAATGTCAGGAATAATAATCTCCTCATTAATCGTCGTAAAGGTGTTCATGATAACCACAAGCGCATTTGTATTAGGCGCAATGTAGAGACCAGGCGCATTATTGGGGAAATTTAAACCCACTTGCGCCAATGTATCATTACCCTTGTGGAAAATATGGCGATACTGACCAGCCAAGTACTGCAAATCGTCTATGAAGATCCACGTAGACCAAGCAAACTCAATACCATCATTTTCATTCACAGATCTGGTCAAAGTTACTGAACCCTTTGCACTAGGATCTTGAGGAAACACCATCATGTGCTTAGCATCAATCATGCCATTAATGAGCTTGGGACTGCTTGATGGGCCATAGAACCAGCCTAAAATAGTGACACCCACTCGCAAAAGTACAATGTAAACAAAAACAATCAAAATCAAGAATGAGAATTTTGCTACTAAACTATTGGATTCAAGAAATTCTTTTGAACCTCCAACAAATTTATTTGAAGAGAATTGCATAAAGGCGCCTCCTTGCTTGGCAGGACCAGCACCGCTTACGCCTCCATAACTATTTGAACCATAATTTGATTCTTCATTTCCATTTCCATATAAACTATTCATTTATGTCTTATATATACTACCAAAGAAAATTGGACTCAACTTAAATGGTAATACTGCTATCCTCAGTATCACCGTCCATCAAAGTGACCTTTACTTTGTAGTTGAACAAACCTCCAAGCAAGCTGGCTCCGTAACCACTTTGATAAATGCTCCACACGGTTTGGGGGTCTAATTCATTAGGGTAGTATTGGAATTTTGCAGTATATCCAGAAAATCCGCCTTCAGGTGTAACATAAACTGGTGCGCTGCCGTCTATCTTTGCCACGCCAGGCATTACGCAAGTTCTAACCAACTTTCCGTCTAAATAAACATCTATAGATCTGCCATAGACACTAATGGTCAAGTTGGCCCACTTTTGAATGGGTACATTGGAGATGCCGCAGTTATTGAAAATGGTGTAATTGCTGTTGGACTCATCGCTGCCATTGTAGCATGTCAAAGACACAACGGCATTGTTTTGCAAAGGAGCCAATGTCACTGACGGGCAGGGTTGCATTTCTGCAGATCCAGCAGAGGAGGCCATGCGCCCAAAAATAATCTTGGATTCACCGTAACGATAGTTCCAGTCGTCAATAAAGAACCAAATGGAATAGGCAAAATTACTGGTGTTGCCAGTGCTAGAGTTTGTTGCTAAACTGGATGCCTCAATCTTTTGCATTGTCTTTGCGGAAGTAGTTTGCGTCAATGTAGTTTTGTCCTTGATCACATATTTTACAACAATGTAAAGCAAAACTATAATGATGACAATTAACAGGATATTTTTAATTTTCATTATATAATACTGCTAGAAATTTTCCCGCTTATATAATTTTTATACACTTTATTGATTTTAGTATACTAAATCTAAAATCAACAATTAAAAATAAACAGACCAAAAAATAAACCTATTCAGTCCCGTCACGCTCATTTTGGCTTAAATGTGTATGTATCATCATTGTTGGGCATAACAGGCATCTTCTGGTCTTTTACTGAATTGTAAAGATTTGTTATTTGATCTATTCTCAAAGGCATTGTATAGTAGTATAAATTGGCTATACCTCCACTAATGCCATTATCAGTGCCAACCGTCAAGGTGTCAAGGGTTATATAAGGAACAACTTCAACGGATGACTGTGCAAGCTTGCCATTATAAAAGATATCTAAAGTTCCGCCACTATAATTGATGATTACATTATTCCATTTTTGCAATAAAACTTGTTCATTCTTATAAACAATTCTGTTACCATTATCATCAACATCAATAAACGTGGGTTCGCGAACTTTATGATAAGGATCTTTGTTATTTGCAACATCTTCAGCAATCTGTGCGTTCAATTGTTTTACGCTGTCTTGGTCAACTGTTATCATAAGCGTATTTAGAGAAGGATTAAAAAGCACATTTGGTTTGCCTCCGTAGGATAGAAGCGACGTGAACTTTGAATAAGACGCATTAATGCTTGGTGGCATGCTATCTATGTAAAACCAGAATGATATGCAATAGTTGTAGGCATAATTATCGTTGCCTTTATCATTTAACCCATTCAATTGAGCGTAAGATGCAACAGAATATTCTTGGTTTGTTGGAGCGGGATAGTTGATGAGTTGCTTGCCATTGGACGCATAGTAATGAGTGTATAACCAAGATTTAACTATTGGGTATAAGAAATATGTGGCAATAAGAACCACTTCTAGACCCATTATAATCATGAGGGTTCTTGATGTGGAATAATAGAACCGCAAGCCTTCAATTGTTATAAACTCTATTAGATTCACAAGTAAACAAGGAATGTATAGCAAGATGCTGATAAATAATTTTAGATATAGGTTTCTATTCACTAAATTTGTCATGGTTAAAACTTTATATGCAAATCCAAGAGCCACTATTACAATGGCAATTTGAATGAAATACTGTGTGGCTGTAGTTGCGGTTGAAGTAGAAGTTGAAGAAGAATCGTGATGAATTGCACCAAATGCCCATAATATAAAATATATAAAGGCACCAGAGGAAAAGAACCCCAAGAACCCAATAGAAACCATTTTAAAAATTTCTAGAGGCGCAGTTTTTCCTGATTTTAAAAAATCAAAATCGTCGTGTTTAATAGAGTAGCTGTAAAATGAGATCATTGATATTAGAAATGCTAACCCAATAATTATTAAAAAACTAATAAGAACAACATAATTGGTTAAATATTTTTCTAAAAAGTCTTTGGGTACCCAACGAAATATGATTAGAAATATGATAACCATTGCGACTAATGCAATGATGTAATAATTTCTCTTTTTAGAAACAATTACATTATTGTCTGGTGTGGAATATGTTGGTTGCGGCATAGAATTGTTTGGTTATACTATAGTGATAAAATATAATATAACCAATCATTGCATATTTTAGATTTTAGATTTTAAATTTTAAATTTTAAATTTTTATTACATATTTTCTCTTGCAGTTTTCTCTCCGTGACATTCTCTGCATAAAGCCACCAAGTTGCCTACACTATTGTCTCCACCATGCTCCAAACGTCTAACATGATCTACTTCAAACCAAGCATTTAGTTGGTTTTTGCAATGATTGCATTTCCAACCCTGATTGGATGCAACGAATTTCTTCTTTGTCTCGCTTACAGAACGCTTTGTAGCCTTGCCTCCCTGTCCTGCTCTACCTCCTGAATTCATGACGCGTCTTTCTTGCGGCAAAGTAGTATTAAAATTAAATCCTGGATTTGTCTCGCCATTCAATCCTTCCATAAAAGAGCCCCCTGCGCCTTGGGTAAAGCCTCGTGAAAAACTGCTATTTGAAGAGAAATCCAAAATAGGTGACAACATATCTAGTGATGATTTATTAATTGGCATATATTTGATCATATTATTTGCGTAAAACAAAATGTTCTTCCCTTGGACTGGATTCTTTTTTAAAAGGAGGTAGATTGCAAAACCGATGAAACCTATAAAGGCAATCTGGATATACTTTTTCCATGACATTAAAAGCTTGGTATATTTATTGTCGTGATATGCGTTATATATTAAAAACGCTGTTACACCTATTATTATAATCTCTATTCGCATATATATTATACAGCGTAAAATATATATTTTTAAATGAATTTATGAATCTCAACTAGTTATAATATGCACATTTGTTGGATTAGGAGGACTAAATGTTATCTCTTATTTTGATTTTCTTTTCTTTAAAGAAACATTTTTCTTAGATTTGGTTGATGAGCTAGATTTGGCTGATGAGCTAGACTTAGTTGATGAGCTAGATTTTGATTTTTTATAAGAGCTTTTAGGTGAGCTAACTGCAAACTTAACTTTTTTGAAAACATCCTTAGGACCAACACTTGCAGTTGCATGAGATAATACTGATGCGCGAAGAGCATATTTGCTGGCTTCTCTTGGTGATTGCTTGTCTGGAATTATAGTACTTGTTGTGCTTGCTTCAGGCAAAAGCAGCCCATTCAGCTCTTGCAAATTGGCAACTAAGGAAGAAACATCAATTGGCTCATCAGCCGTCTCATATAAAAAGGTTACGAATATATACTTTAATTTATCATAAAAAGCAAGCTCGTTGGGCTTTAAGTCTGCATAACTGTTGTAAAAATCCTCCAAAATAGGGGAATAAGACATTACAAAGCCCCAGACATCTAGATTCTTTAAAAATACTTCGCTGAAATACTGGATCATCTTCATTTCACCATTTAGCGTGTATTTCAAGAGTATTTTGGAAATATATTCAACTATGTAGTAATATGCGTATTCAAACTCTATAATGTAGTCCTGTTCCTTTTTATTTACGCCTGTAATGGTGGGACCAAAAAGGAATCTCATGATGCCCTTTATTACATTGAAATGTCCCATGCCTCTTTCTTCCATCCAAATAATAATGTAATCAATGACAAAGCTGCGGATTTGGTAATAGGATGGCTCTGGATTTTTTTCCAAGAACTTGTCATATAACTCTGAGAAAGTTGTGTTAAAGAGGACAATAGAAAAGGGGACGTTATATTGAAAAGGACGATGATACAAGGTTTTAGGGATACGTTCGCCTTTTTCGGGCGTGTATTCAGCGGATAAACCCCAGTCAATAAGACGGGTTTTCAAAGCTTGTGATTGCATTTGCATTTGCGCTTCATCAGTCGCTTGCGCTTGCGCTTTCGCTTGTACTAAGATGTTAGATTCTTTTACATCACAGTGGTAAACACGAAGCTGATTCATAGGAATAATTCCATTTTGCAAGAGATCCACCAGAGCATCATTTAATTGCACTATATCTTCATCAGCTTTATGCGTTTCAAAGTAATCCCCAATGTCTACACCACCATTTGGCATATTTAATGCAAGAACTTTCTCTAATTTGCTGTTAATATTTTCATGAGTTATATCGTCTTTCTTTAAAGCAGTGCACTTTTTTTCGTAATCTGCAAGATCTTCTGTATTCAGCTTATCTGGTTTACAAAAAGTAATATCTTCTAGCAAGAAATAGTTGCCGTAATCGGGAATAGTAGACAAAACGTCCTTAAATTTCACAATTTCAGCGTATTCTTGATCAGTGTGTTTAATAGTCATTAGTTTTGTTATTTGCGATGGATCGCGCGGTTTTCCTTGGCATTTTAATGCTGGCTTAAAGACGCAACCATAACCACCAGATGCTATAACGCGGCCACCCGTTAATTTGCGACTAGTTTTTTTATTTTTTATTAAAGTTTTATGTTTATTTTTATGTATTTTTTGTGTTTTTGTTGTCATTATTATAAGCAAATATAATAATGTCTTGAAATCTATTTACGCATTTTTATTTACGCATTTTTATTTACGCATTTTTATTTACGCATTTTTATTTATGCCCTCGTTTTGTATGTCTTTTTTTCCCATGCTTCATATGATGCCTTCTCCTTTTACTTTTTTTACCACCACCACCACCAACCATGCCAATTACACCAATACCTGTAATAGCAGTAGCTGCCAAAACTGCTAAACCTGCAGCAGTTTGTATGCCATCAACAGCGCCTTCTTGGGCTAATTTAATTTGATCACTTGAATACTGAGATGTAGTCTCTTCTTCCTCATCTTCATCTTCATCTTCATCTTCGTCTCCTCCATATCCTTGTAAGCCAGAGGCAGTAGTTGCTCTACTTAATCTGCGCGGAGGGTTTAAGCTATCTTCACTCATAGAATCATCACTTGAAAGAAAAGTAGATTTGCTAGTTGAAGGCAATCTTGTAGCTCTTGTCCCTCTGGTTGATTTGTTTGTCAAAATTTGTTGAACGCGTTCTGCATCTTCTGCTTGTTTAGCTTGCAAACCAAGTTGTTTATGAATTTCTACTCGTTGTTTAGTAAGTAAAGCTTTTTGCTCTTTTTCTGCAGCTAATCTTTTTTGGACATAAATAGCCTCTTGCTTTTGAGCGGGAGTTAAAGTTGGGCCAAATAAACTCTGTGTTTGACCTTTACGTATCATTTCTTCTATTTTTTGACGTTTTTGATCCTCGGTAATTTGAATTTTCATTAATTTTGCATGTTCTCGTTGAATAAATGCTGCTTCTGATTGAAGAGCTGAAAAACTTCCTCCATCAATTAATTTTCGTAAAATAGGATTTTTATAATATTCTTGTAATTCTAATTGTTCATCTAATGTAAGATCTGCTCTTCCCTCTGGATTTTTATCTGTTCTTTCGTTAGTACTATTTATTTTATTTTGCAATATTTCATCAAATTTATGTAACTTATTCAAATCATCTTTGTATTCTGCATCATCAGGCCCAAGATTTTGCGTTGTTTTTATTGTAGCCATTTTTTTTAACTCTGATTTTTGAGAGTTTTTTACTTTTAAATTTTCTGCGGCTTCTAAGATATCATATTTTTTTTTATATTCTTTTGCTGCTTTTAAAAGGTTTGCTTGAATAATCTTTGCCTTAGACAATGAAACTGGATTATCTGGACCATCTAGATACTGGTAATAATACAAATACCCAGTACCATTTAAATATCCATATTTGTACAAAGCTACTAAATTGGCCACTTCTTGTGACGTAAATGGTATGTTATTGCCTAATTTAATTGCATATTGTTTTAATAAATTTTCTACATCATCAACAGTAAATTGGCTTGGTGGCAAGTAAACTAATTTAGGGGGTTCTGGTTTTTCTGCTACTAGTTGTGTTGGTGCTCTAGATCCAATTAATGGTGACATGGAAGAGCTCCCTCCCCCAGCACTAGGAACAACTGGTTTTCTTTCTTTTTCCCTTTTTCTAAGAGCTTTATTGGCATCTCTTTGTTTTGTTGCCAGTGCCTTTTGTGCTTGTGTTGGCGGACGTCTAGACTCAGCACCACCAACCTGTTTCTTAGTCATTCTTTTCTTTAGACCGCGCTTTTTACTTGTCTTACGTTTCATATTTTTTTTAATAGTTTTATGCATAGTTTTGTTCTATAAACTATGCATATATTTTCTTTTGATTCTTTTGCTTCTTTTGGTCTATTTATTGTACAAATAATACGAGAGTCCTAAAATAAGAATTAAAACCACGCAATATATGATTTTTCCGCGCATCCTAATATATTCCCGAGTTTTCACGTCCTTTGGTTTATATGCCTCATAATAATCAATATAAAACTGATTTAAAGAAATCTTCGGTTTCTCAAGCTTTTCGTTGATCTTATTATGAATAAAATGCATCCAACGAATAAAAGCATCCTTGGAATCTAAATATGGCGTCACTGGATAAACGTCCAACAGTTTACTAAAATCCGTGGCAATGGATTCTATAGGAAGAAACATGGGCAGATTCTGGATAAACTCGTAGTACTTTTTCTTTGTCACTGTATTTGGATAATTTGGATACGACATTGCAATTGTATGTAACATAAACCAATAATGAGGTCCCCATACTTTTGGATCTAAAGCCATTAAACTAAACTAATATAAAAAGATCTCTATTTAAACATATAGTGGACATTATGAATGCACAATTACAATTACAATCCCAAATACAATTGCCTATCAACACAGCCTCTTTAAATATAAGCCCCAATACTAATTCTAACCCAAATAAAAACAACAATAGCTGCAATAACTGCGGTAGACCAGGCCATTTGTTTCATCAGTGTAAGCTACCAATTACTAGCTACGGAATTATTCTATTTAGACCAAGCGAAAGTGGCCCAGAATACCTGATGATTAGACGCAAGGATAGCTTCGGTTACATTGATTTTATGCGCGGCAAATACAATCCTGGAAATTTGGAGCAATTGCAGAACATTATTAATGAAATGTCTGTTTCAGAAAAAGAAAGACTGTTAATGGAGTCTTTTGAAACTCTGTGGAAGCAAATGTGGGGAGAAAATACATCGTCTCAATACAGGAGCGAGGAAATGTCATCACAGAAAAAGTTTGAACTGATTAGAAACGGCATTATGGTTGACGGAGAGCAAGTAACATTGAAAGATCTAATTGAACGCAGCAGCACTAGTTGGAAGGAGACGGAATGGGAATTTCCCAAGGGTCGCAAAAATTATCAAGAAAAGGATTTGGCATGCGCATTGAGAGAATTTGAAGAGGAAACTGGATACTCGCAGGAAGATATTAAAGTTGTGGAAAACTTGATGCCATTTGAGGAAATTTTTATTGGATCAAACTACAAATCTTACAAGCACAAGTATTATTTGGCTTACATGGACAATACTACAAAAAATGATGAAACCTCGCTTGAAAATTACCAAAAGACGGAGGTCAGCAAGTTGGAGTGGAAACCTTTGGACAAATGCTTGGAATCTATACGACCTTATAATTTAGAGAAAAAGAATTTGATTGCAAACATAAATAAAGTTTTACAGGAATATAGATTATATTTGTAATATATAATATGTCATCACAAAAAAATTCAGAAAACTCCGAAGATATAGAATCTATTGAAAATGAAGTTCACTCTGGTGAAATTCAAAGTCCAGATGAGATTCCTGGCACAAGTGTGACAAGTCCTGTGGAGCAGGCCGTTCTTGATAGACCTGATCTTGAGCAGTTGAAGGAAAGACCTCCTTTGCAGGTTGAAGAAGCAAGTTCAAGCGAAGCAGTGGAAGAAAGCGCAAGCGCAAGCGAAGTAGAAGTAGAAGCAGAAACACCAGTAAAAGCACCAACATCTCAACCATTAAAAGAAGCAGAAACACCAGCATCTCAACCATTAGAAGAAGAAAAAGCAACCCTCTTTGACGATCAATCACCAACTTTCACAGTCAAAGAAAACGCAGTTGCAGAAGATTTGGAACGCGAATTTGAAGAAAATAAATGCGGGGATCCAGAAAATTATTATGCAGGAAAATGTAAAAAACTTTTATTGAAAAAGGAAACCTTGGAACGCGAGTATCTAGCAGAGCATCCAAATGAGGATGAGTATTTGTACCCAAACCTGAATGATCCTCTTTTTAATGTAAAAATCTCACAAAAGAAGGAATTTAGTGATACAAAGTACGATGGTCAACTCTATGATATTAAAGAACGCTCAGATGAACTCAGTCGCGCAGAATTTGAGTTGTCGCCACATCAAGCATTCGTAAAGAATTTCATGTCTTTTCAAACACCTTACAATAGTCTGCTCTTGTTTCATGGCCTAGGTTCAGGCAAAACCTGTTCCGCCATAGGTGTCAGCGAAGAGATGCGCGACTATTTAAAGCAAATGGGTATTGCCAAACGCATCATCATTGTGGCTTCGCCCAACGTCCAAGACAACTTTAGATTGCAATTATTTGATGAACGCAAATTAAAGCAGGTAGATGGTCTGTGGAACATTCGCGCTTGCACTGGAAATAAATTAATAAAGGAAATCAACCCTACAAACATCAAGGGTCTTACAAGAGAAAAAGTTATTAGCCAAGTAAAAAACTTGATCAATGCATCTTATTTATTTTTGGGTTATATTGAGTTTGCCAATTACATTGCAAAAATAGAGCGCGTCAAGGGCGACGTTAAAAATGAAAAACAGCGCCAGGCGCAAATGCGACGCAATTTAAACAATGAATTTAACAATCGTCTTGTTGTTATTGACGAGATTCACAATATTAGAATCAGTGAGGACAATGAAAATAAAAAGGTGGCACAAAATTTAACAAGATTGGTCATGGCCACAGATAATTTACGTCTTTTGCTCCTATCTGCCACGCCCATGTACAACAGTTACAGGGAAATTGTTTGGCTATTAAATTTGATGAACATTAATGATAGGCGCGCAGTTGTAAATGTATCCGATATTTTTGATAAATATGGCAATTTTAAACAGGACAAGGAAGGCAATGATATTGGAAGAGAAATGCTTGTTAGAAAATCTACTGGCTATATTTCTTTTGTGCGTGGTGAGAACCCATATACTTTCCCTTTTCGTGTTTATCCCAATTTATTTGCACCTGAGCACACTTTCCAAAATCCTGAAGAACAGTATCCTCGTTTTCAAATGAATGGAAAAGCTATTGATGAGGAGGATAAACTTAAAATACTTAGTCTTTACTTGACTAGTGTAGGATCATATCAGGCGCTTGGATATAAATACATTATTGACTCTTTGAGGAAAAAGCAGTTTAATATTACGACTTCCAAGGGCAAGATTCGCGATATGCCTAGTTTTGATGAAATGGAGTCTTTTGGATATACTATTTTGACGGAACCCATAGAAGCTCTCAATATTATTTATCCTGTAGATAACTTGGAACAAGTTGTTGAAAGAAGTGTTGCGCCAATTTCTAGTCAGCCAAAATTGATTGAAGCTGCTGAAAGTGCTAGCGATGAACCAGTATCGCTCACTGCGGTTGTTCTGCCTGGTGCTGCAGAAAAGTTAGCTGAAAGTGACAGCAAATCTACGGAAGAAGCTGAGGTTCCTAAGGCGTCTGTTGTAGTGGAAGATGTTCCTGAAGAACAAGAACAAGAAGAGGAAGAACAAGAAGAGGAAGAAGAGGAAGAAGAGCCATTAGAAGTAGAGGTCCAAGCGCCAACAAAACAATCTATTTCAACAGAATCATTATCTTATTCGGGTGGTGCAACTGCAAGAACCGTTGGTACAACTGCAAGAACCGTTGGTACAACTGCAAGAACCGTTGGTACAAGACAAAAGAAAACATTGGGCAAAACTGTTCCCGCAGAAGTATTTGAAGAAGATGAAGATGTTGTAGCAAGCGAGGAAGAAGATGGAGATGAAGGTGAAAGCGCAGACAAAGAAATCTTTATTGATCCTTCCACATTAACAGGCAAAAAGGGTCTTGAACGTATGATGCGCTTTGTCAATACAACCGTTCCACCAGTTAAGGGTCAATTTGAATACAAAACCGACAATCACATGTTTGCCACAAGCGAAATAGGTAAATACAGTTCAAAAATTAAGAGTATTTGCAATTCTATTTATTTGCCAGAGGAAGAAAGAGTTGCGGATGGAATTATATTAATTTACTCTCAATACATTGATGGCGGTCTTATTCCTATGGCACTTGCATTAGAAGAAATGGGATTTGCAAGATATGGTGAGAAATCCAAATCACTGTTTAAAACTCCACCTGTTCCTCCAGCAAATGTAAAAACAATGAAGCCTCAAGACAGGGCGGTTGCGGGAAAATTCATGCCAGCAAAATACGTTATAATCTCTGGCGACAAAAGAATTTCCCCCAATAATGACGCGGATATAAAGGCTCTAACAAGCGACAACAATGTGGATGGTCACAGGATTAAAGTTGTGCTTATCTCCAAGGCTGGCTCAGAGGGTCTTGACTTGAAATTCATTCGCCAAGTCCATATTATGGATCCATGGTACAACATGAACCGCATTGAGCAAATTATTGGTCGTGCAGTTCGTAATTTCAGTCACAGTCACAAGGATCTTCCATTTGAAAAAAGAAACGTAGAAATATTCTTATATGCCACTTTACTGGAGAATAATGAGGAAGAAGCCGCTGACTTGTACATTTATCGTGTGGCTGAAGTAAAGGCGCTGCAAATTGGCCGTGTTAGTCGCGTGTTAAAAGAAACCGCAGTTGACTGCATTATCAATCATGAACAAGCCAACTTTACACAGGAAAATTTCCGCGAATTTTTAAAAGCTCCTGTCAAACAAATATTGTCAAGTGGTCAAGTAATTGAAGAATTCCCAGTTGGTGATGCGCCATATTCCGCGTCATGTGATTACATGAAAACGTGCGACTACGAATGCAATACTGGCGACGAATTAGTGACCGATTTTAAACCTTCGCCCGAGGGCGGCAATTTGGATACATATAATGAAACCTTTATCCTTGTAAACTCCGATAAGATTATACAAAAGATTAAGCAATTAATGAAGGAGCGTTATTTTTACAAGAAGAGGGATTTGTTTGCCAGGATTAAAACGCCAAAGGATATTCCTGACATACAAATATATGCGGCATTAACTTATTTAATTGACGATAACAACGAGTACATTACAGACAAGTATGGCAGAACTGGTTACTTGAAAAATATTGGCGACTATTATTTATTCCAACCCAGTGAGTTAAACTACGAGAACATTTCCATATTGGATCGTTCAATGCCAATAGATTTTAAGCGCAGCATGATACATTTTGATGTGCGCAAAGATTTGGTAAATTATGTTATTCAAGAAAAACCTGAAGTGGAGGCGCCTATTAAGGCAGTAAAAAAGGTAACTGCTGCATTAAAGCAACAAAAACGAGAGGAAGATGAAGATGAAGAGGAAGAAGAATCTGGGCTAAAAGAGGCAGAAATGATTCCACCTGCAAAAGAACCAGTAAAACGTTTGGCAGAGGGGCCTCATGAAGCACGCCAAGTAGCAAAACTCGGTATAGCCGTTGAAGGCGCAAAAAGAATATTAAAAGAGATGGAAGAAAACTACGACTTGGCAAATCATTTTGCCAGGAAAGAACCCAAGGTACCCAGAGGGGACGACAACTGGTACAAACATTGTGGTATTGTTATGAGAAAACTGGTGCAATCTGGCGTTCCAGCAAAAGACATTATGCACTTTTTAATTGAACATTTGATTGATTTTTTAACTTATAAAGAAAAGGTAGATGTTTTGCAGTATTTGTATACAAAGGAAGTTGTAGATGAAACCAGTTTTGAATTTAAAGTAAAAGGGTGCTTTGATGAAAAATTGATTTCAAATAAGGGCGTAACTGGTATTATTCTATTCAACGGTGATGTAAGAAGTGTTCTAATTCTTAACAGAGGTAAATGGACTGCGGCAGAATCAGAGGATATTAATGATCTAGCGCCAGCAATTAAGAAAAAGTATTTTGATGAACCGAGACAATTTAATACAAATGTTGGCTTTATTGGCACTGACAAAACTGGTATCTTTGTTTTCAAGGTGAAAGATATTTTAAATACAAGAAATACTGGAGCTAGGTGCGATGAAGCAGGAAAAGCCAAAACAATCAAACTTTTGAACACCATAATTGGTCACGAAGAGTACACAAAAGATAATACAAAGGGGATGGTTCAACAAGAATTATGCGCCTTGCAAGAGTTTACGCTCAGGCTTTATAATTTGCAGAAAAAAGATAATCTTGTATGGTTTTTAGATCCAGAAATGGCAAAAATTAGCAAATTTTAATAAAAGATAAGGGGTTTGTTTTACCAATTAAATTTAAAATTGATAAAACAATTAAAAGATAATATGATTATAAAATATAACAAGCAATGGAGGCACAACTAGACTCTGGCGAAGAAGGGCAAAGCCCTCAACCAATTGAACTCTCTATAATGGAAAAGGACGCAACTCCTGTTGGGAATACTATTTATACTGCTCCCACGGTTGTTGTTCCTGATGACGATGACCTTGAATCTGACGAACTTTATGGAGATGAAGTAGCAGATGCAGTTAGCAATACTGTATTTGGTAATGGTAATACTGTCGTCGCAGAACAAGAGCCAGTTGAGTTTGAAATTGAACTCCCGACAAAGACTGCCACTGCCACTGCCGCTGCCGTGCAAAAGTCTCCAAAACCCAAGGGTAAGAAAAATGAGGTCCGCGGAGTTTATTCACGCTCCCTCATCACGAAAAAAGTTACACTTCCAATTACAAATGTAGGAAAAAACTTGCGAGAAACTTTGGAAACTAGCCTACGTCAATCAATTGAAGGTAAATGCATTTTGGAAGGTTTTGTAAGGACAGGATCTATTAAAATTGTCACACATTCAAGCGGAGTTGTGCAAAGCTCAAATGTAATGTTTGAGGTGGTATTTGAATGCGATGTATGTTACCCAGTTGAGGGAATGCTTCTTAATTGCATTGCAAAAAATATTACAAAGGCTGGTATTCGCGCAGATAGTGCCACTGAAACTCCTTCACCATTTGTTGTCTTTGTTGCCCGCGATCATCACTACATGCTGCCATACTTTTCATCCATTGAAGAAAATACAAAGTTTGTTGCAAGAGTGATTGGTCAACGCTTTGAGCTTAATGATAAGTATGTATCTATTATTGCCGAATTGGTTGAGCCAAAGGGCCGCGATGCTAAGCGAAAGGAGGGAACCTCAAAACCAAGACTCGTATTTTAAGCCTATAAATAAAAAATAAACATTATTCTTTTTTATAATTTAAATGTTGTTCATATATTTACATTATAATGGAATCTATATGTCTTTCATCTATTGGCGAAACAAATAGCAATGATATTGAGGAATTTAATACAGAGGATCTTATTTTTTTGCGAGATACAATTGAACATATGTCCAAGTTTAATCAGGTGGAAATTCTTCGCATTTTAAAGCAACATGATGAAAGTGTCACTTTAAATGAAAATAAATACGGTATACATATTAATTTATCTGAATTGAAGAAAGAAATTATTGCGGATTTAAAGACTTATATTAAATACGTGAATGCACAGGAAGACAATTTAAATGAGATTGAAAAGCAAAAAGAATCCTTTAAGAATATATACTTTACAAAAGATAATAAAGATAATAAGGAAAAAGATACTAGATCTAGCAAGAATGTTTCAACAACCGCATAATCCAGCAAATGCATATAATCATGTAATTGATGACTTACAGAATTATATGTTTACGAGTAAAAATATAGTTAGATATTTGAAGAATATTTCCCCAACATCAACACCAACTTCATTAATAGCATCTAGCCTTAAGTTGCCTGAAGCCTCTACTATTAAGACACCCCAAAAACCCACGCTTTTTTACCCAAAGCAAAAAGACACACTTTTTTGGTGTTTTTATGCAATGAAACACGGCATTGATAGATATGATATGCTTGATAACACGCATTTTATTGTAGAAAAACAGGAGAAATTTAAATATATTGAATTGATTCGCCAGAAGAAAGATGTGCTTAAAATGAACAAGATCAAACCAATTAGTGATTTGGAAGACGATTTGGCAAATAAAGAAGCAATAGGAATTAAGACATTTATTGCATTGTCTATTTTGGAAGGCTTTAACATTATTATTCTTGACAACCGAACATTTTTTGAAAGTGTAAATACGGATGACAAGGCTGTTCACGTAATTCAAAAAGACCCACAGACAAAAAAGTTTTTTTATGATGACGCTTGTAGCGAAGATAAAGCAAACAATTACAAGGAAACATATTACAAGCTTGATACTATGGATAAAAAAATCAAGGCAATTAGCTCTTATAAATTAGAAGAATTGATGGAAATTGCAAAAAAGCTGGGTGTAGATTTTTCCCTGAAAACAAATCAAGGCAAAAAAATATCTAAAAAAGATGTTTATGAATCTATTATTTGCAATATTGGGTAAAAAATTTGCAAAGGCTTAAACATGGAAATATAAAAGAATAAAAAATTGAGAACAATATAAAAATATGTTGGATTAATATATACAAGCATGACAAGTCTAAAACAAACAATAAAAACATCAAAATTGGAACCCCCTGCTTTAGACGTTAAGCCTTCTGCCAGAGCAGGCACTTTAAAAGTTACGGAAAAGGAATCGGGAGAAATAACTGAAAGTGGAGGCGAGGGTTATGATGATGAAGAGAATGATGATGTTATAGATATGGGTCAATTTGCTACTACTAGAAGAACGGCGCCAACTGCGACATCTCGTGGACCTCCAAACTTTATAAGGGGTAATAATCGCGGTGAGCCTAGAAGACAATTTACAAATCAAGAGTTGCAAAAACAGTTTGATGATCTTGTAAAAATGTACTATGACTCCAAGCCTCACATGCCTAAAAGGTATAAGAATCCAGAGCTAGAAGTTAAATTTGGCACTAGAGGCGTCAAGCCTTTGACCAAGAATGACTACGATAATGTTATTAAAAAGCTCAAGTCTCTCGGGTTCACAATCTGGAATCCAGAGGGCCAATACATGCTGCGCATTCAAGGGGAGACAACCGATCCAACAAAAGGCGTTTTCAAAATTTCGCCATTTCGCGTTGAAATTGAAGGCTTGACAAACATCCAAGAATATTGCAAAACAAACGATTTAAAGGCAATGGCTCAATCATCCAGCTATCCTTACAATATCTCCATTGAAAAGAAATCCCAGGTATTTGTTGATGACAAACCAGTTCAATCTGTCAATTTTGATGATTTTAATTTTAGATTGTCATACAATATTGAAGAGTCTTACAATAAAAATAGCAGCAAGGTTGGCGTGGACACAATCAACTCAATTGACAAAGTTAAAAAGGTGTTTAGGTACATTAACCGCGTAACCTTGGTGCGCGATGATTTGCCCGTTAAAATTGATCTTAGTATAGTTAGAATGTCAAACAAACAGGACAAGTACAACTTGAAGCCCGAATATACAACCGAACAGGCTGGAGTATTTACAAATCCCGAGAGCTATGAGATTGAGATTGAGGTTTTAAATAACAAGATGAATACTCCTCCTTTTATGGATTCACTTGAACCCGTTTTGCAAGGCATTCGCAAGGCAATTAAGTACGTGTTGTCTGGCTTGCAAGGAACCAACTATCCAATCTCCTATCCAGAGCAAACGCAAGTACTAACAGATTACATGAAACTTTTCCACGGCGAAGAATATGTGCTTCCCTGGTTTGGATTGAAATCAGGTGCTTTTATTGGGCCATCATCTTACACACTTCAAATTGAAAATATTGCGCCCATTAACGATAACACAAATATTCCAAATATAAGAAAAAATTACACGGTGACAGAGAAAGCCGATGGAGAGCGTAGATTGCTATTTATATCTCCTAGTGGAAAAATATATTTGATCTCCACAAACATGGAACCTATTTTCACTGGAGCAATTACAGAAGATAAGACAATTGTCAATACTCTTATGGATGGTGAAATTATTTATCACAACAAGCTGGGAGAATTTATTAATTTGTTTGCAGCATTTGACGTGTATTACATCCATGGAAATGATGTTCGTGCAAATGGGTTTATGCCTTTTACAGTTGCAGAAGATGAGTCTAAAGGTAGCAAGGAAAAAAGCGATAGAAATAGGTTTAGATATCCTCTCTTAAAGAGCGTTATTAAGCTAATTAAACCCAAGTCTGTTGTTCCTAATGAGATGTCTCCTATTAGGATTGAGTTTAAGAGATTTTATCCCACAAATCCTGCCGACAATATATTTGCAGCATGTGGATATATTATGAGAAAAATTGCCGCTGGAGAGTTTGAGTACAACACTGATGGTCTCATCTTTACTCCTGCTTTATTTGGAGTTGGCGGCAGCAGAATGGGAGAAGCTGGCGACTTGAAAAAGATTACATGGGATTATTCTTTTAAGTGGAAACCAGCAGAATTTAACACGGTGGATTTCTTTGTTACAACTAGTAAAAATGCCAGTGGTCAGGATGTTGTTACACCTGTGTTTGAGCAAGGAATTAGCGCTATGTCATCGGTTCAATACAATCAATACAAAACTCTTATTCTAAGATGCGGTTTTGATGAAAGAGATAAGGGTTATTATGTAAATCCTTGTCAGGATGTCTATAACGATATTATTCCTGAATTCAAACAAGTTGAGGAGGATAAGGATAAGAACACATATAAGCCCGTGCAATTCTATCCAACGCATCCAGCGGATCCCATGGGAGGAATTACAAACGTTATGTTAAGGCAAGACGATAGCGGTGTTTATCAAATGTTTACCGAGGAGAATGAGGCGTTTGGCGACAATACTATTGTTGAGTGTAAATATGATTTGGATCGTGATAACTTGTGGAGATGGATTCCTCTGCGAGTGCGTTATGATAAAACTGCTGAGCTAAATCAAGGTGGCAGAAACTACGGAAATGCATACCATGTTGCTAATAGCAACTGGCATTCCATTCATAATCCCATTACGGTTGAAATGATCACTACTGGAAAAAATATCCCCGATGAGATCAAGGATGATGATGTTTATTACAATCGCGGAGCTAGTTTAGGAAAGGGAAATAAAAAGCTCACCATTGGATTGCGCGATTTCCATAATCTTTACGTTAAGAATATGCTTATTTCAAGAACCTCAAAAAGAGGTGAGACCTTGATTGACTTTGCTTGCGGCAAAGGCGGAGATTTTCCAAAATGGATCAAAGCAAACTTGTCATTTGTATTTGGCATTGACGTTGCAAAAGATAACTTGGAGAATCGCATGGATGGTGCATGTGCTCGTTATTTGAACTTTAGGCGCGAGTTTAAGAGCATGCCTGGTGCTCTATTTGTAAACGGTAATTCAAGTTTGAACATCAAATCTGGACAGGCCATGTTAAATGACAAGGCCATTCAAATTACTAGATCAGTGTTTGGTCTCGGCGCAAAGGATGAAAAGCTTGGTAAGGGTGTCATGAAATATTATGGAGTTGGCGATGACGGTTTTAACGTCACATCATGCCAATTTGCCATCCACTATTTCTTTGAAAATGAGACCACTTTTCATAATTTAATTAGAAATGTTGCAGAGTGCACCAAGTTGGGCGGATACTTTATTGGCACCAGTTACGATGGCAAACTCGTGTTCAATAGATTGAAGAAGAAGGCTCAGGGCGACAGTATTGACATTTATGAAGATGGAAAGCGCATTTGGGGGATTATAAAGGACTATGACAGCGACGTCTTTGAAAATGATGAAACCAGTCTTGGTTATCAAATCTCCGTGTACCAAGAATCCATTAACAAGACTTTCCCCGAATACTTGGTAAACTATGACTATTTGAATTTGGTTATGGAGAAATATGGATTCAAGCTTGTTACCAGGGATGAAGCCAAGGGACTTGGATTGCCAGAAGGTAGCGGCCTATTTAGCGAATTATATGCAATGATGATGAAGAATTTGAAGCGCGACAAAACTGAATACGGTCATGCTCCCGATATGAAGGGCTATGAAAAGGAGATCTCTTTCTTGAATCGCTACTTTGTTTATAAGAAGGTTGTCACCGTTAATGCTGAAAAGTTAATGGCCACATTGATTGACAAGACTCAAGAGGATTTGGAATACGAGGAAAAACAGACCGCTACTGCCGTAAAAATTGGTAAAAAGGCAGTTTCCAAACCTCGTGTTAAAAAGATCCCCAAGGAACTTGTACTTGTTGCCGCAACTGAGGCGATTGATGAGGCTCCTTTAGAACTAGAACTTGAAGTAGATGTTCCAGTTGAGAAAAAGCCTCGCAAACCTAGAGCAAAGAAGGTTGTTGAGTTTGCATTGGAACCAGAACAGGAACAACAACAACCTGCTCCAAGCGCAACTGATCCAAGCGCAACTGCTACTGCAAAGAAGAAGACATCAAGAAAATCAAAGGCGCCAACAAACTTGGAGTTTGTTATTGAAGAGTAAATGTAAACACAAAATTTATCCCAGTATTAAATTACAATAAAGATTATATGAATTAAGATATAAATATTACTTAACAATATATAATAACGCACTTAGCGATGAGTTATTACATATTACCAAAACATGCAAATACACCCATTTTTTTTAATATAACAACACACACTTCTCCTCCAAAAGAATTCATCTCAAATAGCTTGATTCATTATCAAAGTGAAATTTTTGATCAATTATTTAAACTTTTTCAAGTAGAGGAAACCAACAAAAAAAATAGTTTTCTAAAACAAGAAATTATTGAAGCATTAGAAGACGAGTTACAAGAAAAATTAAACAATTGTGTTGTTCCACTAGAAAAAAAGGATAAAGTTAAAAATAATGATCTTTTTATTGTACTGCAAAAATATGTCAATAATTATGAATTTATTTTTTCAAAGGTTCCTGGAACCAAATTTTCAGTAAGTAAATTGAGACCACAATCAATCGTATTTTATGAACTAATGGAGGTAACAAGTATATGCAATATTTTGGACTCTTTTAAAACGCGCGACATTAATATTATAAATATTTCTAACAATTGGATTGCCGCAAATGAATTTTTTAGTATAATGCGTGAGGAGAAGGATGATAGTAATATAGGTGTTAACTTTTTAAACAGGGATATGCTTGGGTTTCTTCAAAACTATGAAAATCTGGTCTATTACAATAGGACTGATCTTTTATTTTTTGAGTGCCCTGAAAGCAGACGAAATAATATTTCTGGGTATTTTAAAGATATGTGCACTATTTTGCATTTTATAACAAAATTTCAATCCCAAAATGGTAATGCTATTATTAAGATTGACAATATTTTTTATAAGCCTGTTTTCGACGTATTATACATTCTTTCGTCATTTTATGAAAAGGTTTATTTATTAAAGCCAAATGTGAGCAATGTTATAGATTCTGGAAGATATATTATATGCAAAAATTTTATTATGAATCAAGATAAGAATATTGATTTTATTCTTGGACTTGCCGATTTTGTTGGGGCAAATATAATTGATGATGTTAGTGATATTGATATTGATAACGTTGGTCTTGAACCCAACCCTAATCCTGTTCCTACTAACAGATTTATTCATTCTCTAATTAACAATGAAATGTCGCACTACTTTGTAAATAAGATTGAAGAGTCTAACATTGTTATAGGTCAACAACAATTAGAAGCGCTAGGACAGATTATTTCTATTATTAAAAATAAAAATCGCGATGAGAAAATGGAAACTTTGAAAAAGAATAATATTCAAAAATGTATACTTTGGTGCGAGAGACATCAAATACCATACAACAAATTTACTGAAAAAACTAATATATTTTTACCATTATTTAAGAGTAAAAATAAAGATGAATGTGAAGTGGACGATCAGGTGAACCCATATGATATATCAACTCTTGAAACCGCATGTTTTTCTGCGGCGCCTCGCAAAAATTCTATTGACGATGCATTTGATACATAATTGAAAATAATTTATATGCTTGCGTTTGCATAATCTACATATGAAAGTGTCCTATCATTTGAACCTCTAAAACAAGTCTTGGGATTACCGTCTTTGGTAAAATATGCAGGATTGCATTTCTCTGTTTTAAGTTTATATACAAATGGTGCAAATAATGCGGTGCCATTAAAATTTGTATTATCGGCAAAATTTGTAGCCGCATTTATATCGCGTCTTCGGTTAGCAATATTTTTCTCAATAGTTACCACATTTGCCTTGAAAGTTCGCGTGCTACTAGAAACAGCGCCTTGCTTTGCAAACTGAGCATTATTAGGCTTATAGTAAACGCGTTTGCATCCATTATTGCAAGTAGAATTGGGACAGTTGCTATTAGAGCAGATAGATCCAGGACCACAACTGCAGCTAGTTTCAGTTCCAGTGTAACCAACAGAAGGATTTGCAGGAATTCCAATATTGGGATTGCAATTGGCCACATACAAGTTAAAAACGGATAGAGCTGATCCTGGTTTAGCTTGAGCAGCGGCAAGTTTTTGAGCAGGAGTGAGAGTTGGATCGGCGGATCCTGTCAAGAAGTTGAATTGTCTCTGCTCAAATGTCTGGCAACGATTGTATAAGTATTGAGCATTTGATGTGTAGTAATTCTTCTTTAAAACAGTGTTTGCAGGTAAAACACGACGACGTGCCTTATATTCAGCATTGCAACAAAATTTGGGAGTTTGCGTTATAGCCTGAGGCTTTTCAGTCAAGTCATTGATGGGCATCCAATTGCTGACAATTGCTATACCGCGACAACCATTACATTCTTCTGGAATTTTTAATGAATCAGCAATTAGACCCTCTTCATCCGTGTAATTTTGTGGATTTGCGGGAACATTAGGCTTCACAATAAAATTACCAGGGCGATCAATCAACTGACCAATTAATCTGCCAGGAGTAGATGATTTTACTTCTCTATCTGAATAGTAATATGATTCAATAAGTGTTCCTGGATTATTTTGGTCTTCTTGCACAACGGGCGCTCTAATTGAACGACCAATACGATAATGACGAAGTGGTCTTTGGGATCCAACTTTATACATAGCATTGTTTGCAGGATCATTGTTGGTTAAAGGTCTCATATTTCCAGATGCCATGCCAACGGGATTACTAAAAATACCACGGCCTTTCCAGGTCTTGTAGTTTCCTGGATTTACATGATTATTATATGATTTCATACCCTGAGGATAGAATGCTGAAGACATTATATAAATATTAAAGAAAATAAATAATCATCTATTATATATATGTTTCTTCTCTGGAGTCTAATTATATTCTTTACCATATTAATTATTTATCAAATACTTTTTGGGGGTGCTGAAAATTATGTAATAGAGGGAATGGATAATGCTGAATGCAAGGCTGCTTGTGATTTACCAACTGTTTGTTCAACAGCAACCGTTAATGCTGCGGCAATTGATGATTTAAAAAAGAGATTGGACAAGCTAGATGAAACGTCTCTTCAAACACAAATAGATTTACTAAAGAAGGAATATGATGGATTAAATACACAGGTTCAAGCAAATGCACAGGGACAAGCAAAGATAGCTAATAGTTTTGCTAGCAACAATTCAACGCCTGTAACTGGAGCCAATGACTTTGCACCTGGACCTAGTCTTCCACAATAAATCTCTTCTTGAGAAATGTTCAAGGGAAGAAAAAGTATTGCAATGCAATAATTATATCTATAATATATAATTATGGCAGACACACAAAATTCTAATGTATTTACAGAGGTATTGGGAGATTTAAAAGGAGTAGAAGAAAAATACATTGGACCTGATTACCCTTATTGGAAATACATTAAGATGCCTTCACAAATAGGCATGAGTGATGAAGGATCATTAGATGCATTGGGAAAAGATATTAATGGTTTAATAGGATATGTAGAAGTTTTGGTTTCAGGCAATAGTGAGGCCTCTGCAACAGGTGGGCCTTTAGGCAATAAGTTTTTCTTGAAAACTGGTGGAAAGTGCACTGATACAAAAACAAACGCTGATGTAGACAGATATATTTACATTAATAATGTGCCAGAGGGTGATATTCCATTTGTTTCATCTGGCATGGGAGTCAGCTTCTCCGAGTTCCGTGGTCTCATACCAGGTGTTATGGGAAATTTAGGTGCGCTCAATCCAATGCAGATTATGCAGGCATTTATGGCTGGTTCTAAACCAGCTTGTCAAGAAGTAACAATGGAAACTATTGACGTAAATAACAACAAATCAACGGAAACGCACTTTGTAACAACAGTTGATTTGCAAAATACGCCAGCTTGCATGTTTCAAGATGGTAAGAATCCTATAACTGGTGCTTCATGCGTTGAAGCATTTGCAATGCCAAACATTAAAGATGATGTTTTTACAAAAGCCTATTATTTGTCATTGGGATTTTTAGGCATTCTTATCCTTTACTACCTTATCAAAAAACACAAGAAATAAACACAAGAAATAAACACAAGAAATAAACACGCAAAATACATTTTAAGAAATGCAAAAAGTAATACTTAAAAAATTGATTAGCTTTTAACTATTGCCTTGAACAAACACAAACACTAGTACACTTGCAAACATGCTTACCAAGGAGGAATATATTGCACAGCTTAAAAGGAACATTACCTTTTACATTGGAACAAATGCAGCAGATAACTTTGCTGTAATTGAGGCAGGGGGACCCGAAGATATTTGGTTTCATGCTGATGATGCATCATCTTGCCACGTTGTTGCGGTTGTGCCAGAAGACATTGACCGAAAGGAGAAGCTTTGGATTATTAAATGCGGAGCGCGCTTAGTAAAGCAACATACCAAGAAATTTGTTTCAATGAAAAATTTGCCCGTTATTTGCACCGAGATTCAAAATATAGAAATGACGGACACTGCTGGAAAGGTCATTGTGGATCCAGCAAAAATTAAGACTGTTGTTGTCAAGTAGAGTTTAAATACATATAAAAAAATTTTTTTTATTGCACTGTGCTATTTGCAATCTATTATAGCTTGCAAACCAATCTTCTTGCTTTATCTAGTGCTTTTTTCAACATTGATTCTTCATATATTTCTCTTTGAAAACTTTCATATGATTCCTTGTCAACTATGAACAATCTATAAATTGTTTGAATTCGTGGAACTCGTGAAACAGACCTAAAATAGTTAGGGTTTTGCTGAATTATCTGCAAAAGAGGAACAGTTGACTTTTTTAGAGACAATGGAACTCCAACAGTTTCATCATATGCAAAGATGTCACGGATGGGTTGCACTGGAAACAAATAACTTTTTAACGATCCATCTGTTACTAGAGTTTCGGGATAAAGAGCTGTGATAACTTTTTTATACAACTCTTCTATGGTATCGTCATAGTTTATAGAAAGGTAGTTCTTCTGGTTATTTAGCCGTAGAAGCTCTATAACCAGATGAGTTTGAGTATTAATAACGGGGTTTTCTTTGTAGGAAAACATTTGATGACTGGTGCTATCAAATATTTTGCTTATACTTGTTTCAATTTTACCAATATTTTAAATTGAACGTTTAATGCTTTTTTCCTCTGGTTTTTCTTCCCTTGTACTTTCTTTTATTTGATTTTCCTCTCTTTGTTCTTCTCTTGCCTCCACACAATGAGTTTGTAAGTGATGCATTAATCATGTAAGTTGGTTCAACAGTTTTTATACCTTCTACAGGTGAAGCTGTTTGAGCAACAGTATATTCATTGTACGCCGCAAGACCGCCGCGCATCTTCCTTCTTTTTGTCATTTTTCTACGCTTTCCTCCAGCCATGACCATTTGTTGTTGATTTTGTTCGGGTTGTGGTAGTTGAGGCACCTTTACCTCTGTATCAAAAAATCCGCCAACTGTATCTTTGGCTTTTTCATACCCCTCTTCTAAATTTTTTGTAGCATCGTTAAATCCAGTTTGAACTCTTTCCCCAGCATTTGCAATTCCAGCCTGGGCATTTTGAACTAAGTTTTGCGCAGGAGGTTGCTCAGCAGTAGTTCCCGACCACTTAATATTTCTAATCTTGGCCGTTAAATTACTTGCTGCTGTTTTAATTCTTGTCGCAAGATTAGTAAACCAAGAAGGAGTTGACGAAGTTGGTTGTTCTGGCGCCATTGTACCATCACCACCTCGCATTTTCCTTGTTCCCTTTTTTGATTTAAGTTTTATATTCTTATGTCTTGGCATTATTAGTATATAATATTATAAGAAAATTATAATATTAATAAAGAGCCGTTGTTATTTTAACGAAAGATTTTACATCTTTGGTAAATGAATAAATCTTGAAAGCTCATAACCACCTAAACCACCCGCAACCTGGGCAATAATATAAGGCATTAAATCATTTTTATCCAATTTGCCAGCAGTCATCATTGCAATAGAAACCGCGGGGTTAAACATACCACCAGAGATGGGTCCACCAATGTAGACCGCCAAGGCTAAGGCTGCACCAATTGCTAAATAATTTCCAGTTGCAAAAATGATGTAAACAAAGAAGACTGTTCCTAAAAACTCAACAATGTACCTATTCATACTTATATATTCTATTGTGAAAAATTTCTACGTAATTGAAATACTTTAATATGTTGATCTTGGAATAGATCCCCATGAACACACCTGGCCATTTGTCAAGCTATGATTTTCAATTGCCCCCTTCTTTTTGGGCGCAACGCATCCTCCTGATCTAGCCCGCCTTAATGAAGTGCGTACCTCTGTAGGAAAATATGATTTTGTGGAGATGGGTGCCGCTGCGGGTAACCCAACCTTGTAACTAGACTTTCCAACAGCGTAACCCTTTTTAGCATCAACATACATTGATGATTGCATAGGTTGAATATAGTTGAAGTTTTGTGATACTTGATAACTGCGCCCTGCAGAGATTAAATTTTTTGTCACCGTTGGTGATATAAGCCGTTGCTCTGCTCTGCTAAGGAACTGTTCCTTAACTGGATAAGCCAATGATCTTCTATAATATGCCCTTGCATTTGTGTTCATATCTGCATATACTGGCTCCTGCATAGGATAGAACTGGGGGGGTGTAGGTCTAGTGCCAAATAAAACACCCATATTATTCATAGAAACTATTCCAGGATATTGATTTGTGCTTAAAGGTCCTTTAATAGGTTCGCGCAAATAGCCGCCAAATCCTCCTGATAAATTTAATGGAACTGCTCCTCTAGACATAAATACTTATATTACCAAGATATAAATATTTATACGATAAATGTTATTTTAAGCAAAACCTCTTCTAACGGCCCTGAATGCAACTTGAGAACCACTTGAATCATTGCCAACATTTGAATAATCATTGTAGTTTTTGTTGACAGATCTTTGCTTTAAATATCTAGTGTAATCACTGCTGTCATACACATACTTAACATTGCATGAAGCGGGAGGGACGCCAGAACCGTCACAACGACTTTGAACAGCTCCAAATGCACCCTTTAATCCACTTAATCCTGGACGACTTTGGAATGTTTGGCAAGATCCACCACATGAATAATTGTCGCGGCTGAGAAGATCGCCAGCGTTATTAAGAGCGCGAAATGGCGTTACAGCTTTTGCTGGACGATTTCCTAAATTATTTACATAGCGCGTTGTATTCCACGCCTCTCTTAATAACAAACGATTAAGGGCAACTCCTTGCGTCTCAGAATTCACATTTGCGGGTTTAGGGGCAATGCCTCTAAGGCCACCTCCAAGACCGCCACCAATGGCCTTTGGCGCGCGAACTGTAACACCAGGAATTGGAAAATTAAATGGTAAAGCTCCTGATAAATTTATGCCAGTAGAAGTCATTATATATATTAGAGCAATAAAAAAGTTGCAGAAAAAGTCTCGTTATCTAAAATTAATTTATCACAAAAGTATATAATGGGCGACCTTTCCATACTCTTTACTGCAATCATTTTTGTATGCATTGATTCGTTGTATTTAACACTTATGTCTTCCTATATGTTAAACCAGGTCAAGTCTGTGCAAGGCTCACCTCTTAAAATGAACTTTTTGGCCGCAATTATTTGCTACTTGTTCCTTGTTTTTGGCATCTATTATTTTATCATTAAACCCAAGAGATCCGTTCGTGATGCGTTCTTATTAGGTGTTGTCATTTATTCCGTCTTTGAGCTAACCAACCTAGCTATCTTTAAAAATTGGTCAATTTTAACAGTCTTGCTTGATACGTTATGGGGTGGAGTTCTTTTTGGTACAACCACCTATTTAATCCGCGCGCTAAAAGTATAGGCGTGCGTTTTTTGTAAATTACTTGTGATTTTTTGCCTACATTGATGTAGGGGAAAAATGTGTGAAAATAATTGCCTACATGAATGTAGGACAAATTAGGCAATTAAATGTACATTTGTTCCCTAGATATGTAGGCGGATGCAAACTTTTTCAAATTTCCAAGACTTTATTTGTAAAAGTGATTTTGGACATTTATTTTTGTCCATTTTTGAATTCTGAAAATACTTTTGGGAATTTTTTTCTTTGTGTTTTTGAAAAAGTGACTTGAGAGCATAATGCTCTAAATTCCAATTTTATAATTTAAAATTTGTTATTGCAATATTTTTTGCAAAAATTAGATCTTTGTAAAAAAAAGATTTAGGGATATCTTCCGTTGCTTATATATCAACGAATGTCAATAATTTCGTCCCCAAAAATCCCTTTAAAATATACATGCGATACATGTGACTATACAACGTGTAATAAAAAAGATTATCGCAAACATTTGCTAACCAATAAACACAAAAATTTACATATGTCAATAGATTTCAACAAAAAATCCCAAGAAATCCCCAACCATTTTGTTTGTGAATGTGGAAAAATATATAAAGATCGTTCTGGTTTATGGAGACATAAGAAAAAGTGCATAAAAGATGAAAATGAAGATGATGAGGACGAAGAAGATTCTCCAGGAAAAAATAAAATTATTATGAACATAATTAAACAAAATCAAGAGTTCAAAGATCTTATTATAGAGCAAAATAAACAAAATCAAGAGCTACAAAAACAAATGTTGGAAATTGTGGGTAAACCAAATGTTACAAATAATTCTATTGTAAATTCAAAGGTAGTCAATAACTTTAATTTAAACATGTTTCTCAATGAGACGTGTAAAGATGCCATGAATCTAACAGATTTTATTGAATCATTAAAATTAACTTTGGCGGATTTGGAGACGACTGGAAAACTTGGTTATGAAAAGGGTATATCACAGATCTTTATTAATGGTTTAAAACAGTTGGATGTAACCAAAAGGCCAATACACTGCACAGATACTAAAAGAGAAAAATTACACATTAGAGATAAAGATGCATGGGAAACAGATCAGGAAAAGGAAAAAATTAGAAAAGCCATAAAAAATGTTGCAAACAAAAATATGAATCAAATATGTGATTGGATTAAAGAAAACCCAGATTCCCAGTCTTATTTACAAGGTGAGTCCAAATATAATTCAAAAAAGAATGACCAATACTTGAATATTGTTCTCAATGCTACTGGAGGGAAGACGCAAGACGAGGAAGAAAAGAAAATAAATAAAGTTATAACCGTTATTGCAAAACATGTAGAAGTTGATAAGGAAGCTTCGTGATTTTATTTCATTTCAATTAAATAGTTGGAATGAAATAGTAGTGCTTTTTTTTCAGTGTTTATATTTTTGTTTTTTAGACTTGGATTTAGAACCAGATTTAGATCTTGTAAAACGCCTACCTTTTTTCAAAAGTTTCTTAGTTTTTAATTTACGTTTTTTGCTTTTTTTGCCTTTTTTTCTTTTTACATTTATACCCATAGCTTCCGTATCTGTTGCAGACATACTTGTAATGCTAATTTCTTCTAATACAGAACTCCTATAACTGTCGTCTAATAGTCTTCCTAAAGATTGAGAAGTCTTACTGGTTGGACTGTAACGCAGTTTAGTTATAAAAACTAAACTTTTTAATTGGGCGTCACTTGGAGTACTTGAAATAGTTGCAGCTTTATCCAACAAATATTTAAGGTTTTCTACATCTAATCTTTCGTTTTTTGCGGAAGCATGAGATCTTTTACTTTGCCAAAATGAAGATGATGGACGTTCCCCTGTTTGACTTGAAAATTTTTGGTCCTCTGGAAAACTTGAATCTAATTGCGTCTCTCCCCCACTATTAGTTCTTACTAATGGCGCAAATTCAAGGTATTTTATTTTGCCAAAATCTGTCATTTCAATTCCAGGAGGAGATTCCTCTTTTTTATGTTGTTTGTTTGCTTGTTCTTGATTCATTGTATATAGTAAAAAAAGAAAAATATATTTTTATAAATATAAATACAATTTACAAAATTCTTAGTTTTAATGGTCTGTAATAACACGCGATGCTACATTCATTGTCAATAATTCTTGGAACAACAGCTTGCATGCATAAGGAATTTCCACATAAGCAAAGTCTGTGCGATTGTCGCACGTTCTGCAATGATGAATGTGAACCTGATCATTGTAAGATGCAATAAGACCACACTTTCTGCAAACGTGCACTGAATATTTATCTGAGGCATCATACATGCGTCCTCGCGTAAATCTAGCCGCACCATGCGAGATCATACAATCTCTCTCCATCTCTCCAAACCTTAGACCACCATCACGTGACCTACCTTCAGCAGGCTGTCTCGTTAAATTGACCATAGGTCCAATGGAACGACTGTGCTGCTTGTCAGTTACCATGTGCTTCAAACGCTGATAGAAGACGGGACCAATGAAGATGTTTGCCTCAAGTTGTTCACCAGTGAGTCCATTGTAAAGCAGATCATTACCATTAGACTCATATCCAAGACTAAGTAGCTTCTTGCAAATATCTTTTACGTCTAGATCACCAAAACTGGTTCCATCGCCAAAGAGTCCAATCTCCACGAGCACCTTGCCAAGAACAGTCTCCTTCAACTGACCAATTGTCATACGAGAAGGAATTGCATGAGGGTTAATAATAATATCAGGGCGCAGACCGTTCTTGGTAAAGGGCATATCCTCCTCGGGAATAATATTTCCAACAGTACCCTTTTGCCCGTGTCTAGAGCTGAACTTGTCGCCAATAATGGGGCGTCTAACCGCGCGAATGCGTACCTTGGCAAAATTGTAACCATCTCCATTGCGATCAATGTAGTTCTTGTCTACATAGACCTCTTCGGTGGTCCTGTAAATCTTGCTCTGGTCCTCAAACTTCACCAACTTAGTGTGATCATTGCGATTCTCCTTGATGGGAGTCACCTTGGCAATAATTACGTCGCGATTTTCAATCAACGTATTCTCAGGCATGACACCCTTACTGTTCACCTTGTTGTAGTTGGCAAATTTCATTCCCTTTGTCTTGGACGCATCAGGCTTGCAGCGAACCTCCTCATCGCCATTAATCTTTTGCTTGTCCTCGTCTTTTTCGGTGTGGTAAATGGTCGCTTGGAAAAGCCCACGATCCAATGAACCTTTATTAACAAGGAGCGAATCCTCTTGATTGTAGCCAGTATGGGTCATAATAGCGACAGTGATGTTGCAACCAGATGGAATCTTGTCAAGTTTAATCATGCTCATGATTCGCGTGTCAACAAGTGGTCTTGTAGGATAGTTGAGTACATATGCAGTCTTATCCATGCGTTCTTGAAAATTTGTCACATAGACACCCATTGCCTGCTTACCCATCGCGCATTGATAAGTATTTCTGGGAGACTGGTTATGCTCAGGATAAGGAATGCAAGATGCTAGAACACCGAAAATGGTACTTGGATGAATTTCACAGTGAGTGTAATGGTAGACTTTGTCTCCCTTTTGTAAAAGGTCAATGGGCTTCACAGAGATCATATTCAAGTTCTGCTCCTCTGGGTCAATGTACTCAATCACTGCCTCGGGAATACGACAATCCGTTAGCAAGTCATTCCAACACAAATCGCCACTCTTTAGGCTATTAATGACCGCATCTGTTAAAAGGATATTATTATCCTTGATGCGCAAAAGCGGGCGGGTAAGACGACCGCTGTCATTACAAACACGAATCTCCTTAGATTTGTAGTCAAAGATGATGGATGTATAAATGTTGATGATACCCTTGGCCTTCTTCTCCTTTAGCATCTGGTATAGTCCTTCAGGGTCATTGGCGATGCCAATCCACGCACCATTTACAAAGACCTTTACTTTACCAAACATTTCAATTGGTGTTAGCCCTTGAATGTCTGCAATGTGAGGTGCAATGTATTCATAAATGGGCATACTATTAGAGTAAATTGTCACATGAGTCATATATGCCAAGTTTTTTACAATACCAACGGAAGCTCCTTCAGGGGTATTGTGAACAATGAGACCATCTGTCAGGCAAAATCTTCCACGTTTATCGTGCAGTTGCCATCCAACATAAGGACCAATTCCTGTTTCTACTAAGTTAAATTTACTAGACATAAACGATTTACTCCTTAAAAGCTGCGTTTTGTTTTCTATAGATACTAGTTTTTTGCGCAGAAGAAGTGTTGGAATTTCGCAGATTCTATGCCCTGTAATTGTTAGTTCTTTGTAAGTACTAAATTTTTTCTCTCTACTTTTTTCATCTGTCCATTGGCTTCTGCCTTCTTTAACTCCGCATGAAAATCCAAGAGACATTGCCAATGTATAAGCGTCATCAATTATTCTATAATTAGCAGGTCCTTGACAAATGCGAATTTCACGACCTTGTGCACGAACCGAGCCGTCTGTGTCTATCAATCCTGCCAAAACCTTCAATCTCGTATCTCTATCATTTGTGAGATATTCATTTGGAATGTGTTTATTATTTAAAAGGTTGTATTTGCGGAGATATTTTTTAAGAGGCGCTTCTTCTACTCTGTTGCATAATCCAGCGACTCCTGCTTCTTGATTTTTCTTAGAAACAATTGAAAAGCTATATCTTTTGTTCTTTGTTACTGTCGCCCCATTTTCTTCCGCCCATTTTTCCCAATAAGCTAGTGTCTCAAAATCGGTCTTGTAATTCAATGCAAACCCAGCTCCATTACTGAGACCATCACCGAGCCACATACCAAGCAAATAAGGATCCATTTCTACATCTTTTTTGGTCCAATGAATACCCTCTACTTTGAACAAGACTAAATTGTCTTTTGTTGATTTATTCAACTTTAAATATTTCTCAATCGTTATATCCAAAGTGTCATCATCGTTAAAACTATTTACAAAATCTTCAGCATCAACCAAAGAGTTAAAATATTTTTCCTGAAACTTTAATTCGTTGCGATTCAAAAACTCTACAATATGAGTATAGTTTCTGTCTTTTCTATTTGATTTTCTAATAGATTTGTGACCCCTTATCTTGAGGGTTAGAATATGATTATCCGTTACGCGATGTTTCATAAAGTTGTCTTTATCTGGAATAACATCATACATATTCTTCAACCCAGAACAGGTTGTACGCACCGTAGTAGGATTTCCCAAATCATCAATAAGAACATCGTCAATTATTATGTCTCCTGCCCGCTTGATAGAACCATCCCACATTAAAATTTGTGTTTCAGGATCAAAACATTCTGCAGGACACAAGAATCCCCAAGAGGTGTTGTGCAGTTTGCGAGGTGGAATCAACTTTCCACTTTTATCAGTGGGAGTTGAAATTCTGCGCAAATGACTAAGACTTGACACATATGTCAAACGGTTAAGCACCTGTGCAACACCGACCTTGTTACTATTGGTGTGCTTAATACCAAAGTCACCAGTTGCTAGAGCGCGCTTCAAGCCATTTTCAATGGTAGTGCTCTTGATAATCTTGTAAATATTTGTCTGGTTGACAATGCTCTCGTAGTCGTCAGTGGAACGCCAAGATCCCGTGTTAATCTCACGAATAATCTGCTTCTCCATATCTTTAACCAGCTTGTTGAAATAGTTGCGGAACAAATTGTTGAGAAGAGTTCCAGTAAGATCAACGCGCTTGTTCAAATAGGAATCGCGATCATCCATCTTAATCCATTCAAAGCTAGCCTGAAGCATCTTATTCGCCATGTAGCCAAGGAAATAGGTTTTCTCAGCTACATTGTGACAATGTGGGAACAAGTCATTGCTCAAAATGTCCAGGGTAAACTCGTGCTTCTTCTTGGCGCCCGTCTCCTTGTCCATGTTAATAGGCGTATACATGACGTAGCTAGTAATGTGCTTAATAGCATCCTCCTGAGTCATGCACTTGTTGGCATCAATAATGGACGCTTGGAGGCTAGCAACCATGTCGCGGTGCTTGTCATTCTTGATGTCCAACAAAATGTACTCGCAGATGTTGCGATCAGTTAGTACACCTAGAGCGCGAAATACAATGAAGAGAGGAATGGGTTGCTTCACTCGCGGCATTTGAATACAAATGGGAAAGCCAAAGCCGTTGTTCTTGGATGAAATGGTCATGCTGATTTGCTTGGGTGAAATGCACTTGAAATCGGGAACAGACTTGATCTCTGCCTGCCAAGAATACTTTGTATTGTTTTTGGCGACATTGAAACAGTAGACGCGATTTTCTGCGGCACGCTCTTGACCAAGAACAGTCTTCTCAGAGCCGTTGATAATAAAGTACCCTCCAGCATCAAATCTGCACTCTCCAGTGTGAACATTGTCTACGTGCTTGTATTGGTTGAGAACGCAAATGCTGGAACGCAACATGATCGGGAGCTTGCCGATGTGGATCTTTGGCAGAGTCTTGTAAAATGTTTGCACGCTTTGCAGGTTCTCGCCAGAACGTACCACATATTTGATGTTAATGTCAACGGTCATGGCCGATGCATATGTGAAGTTGCGAAGACGAGCTTCTTGGGGAAACATTAACTTGATTGCGCCGTTGTTTTCATGAATCTGTGGGCGATAAATATTGAAATTCTCAAAGGTGACGAATAGTTCCAACGAATGCAGACCAGTTTTTGGGTCTAGGTCCTGCTCAGATGCAATATGCACAGGATTGAACATTTCTATAGTTTTAATAATTTGGTGGCTGACAAAATTATTATATGATTCTAATTGGTGACGAACCAGCCTCTCCAAGTGCTGATCCTTGAAATAGGACTCAATGACAGTCCATGGAGTTTCTATATATTGATCGTTTTCAATGTCAAACTGCTTATTCTCCATTGTACTGCTTTTATGCAAACTAGGGTTTTCACTGATTGACATCATTTGGTTAGTTATTATACATTTCAATTATTTTTTTAAATTGTTTTAATAGAGAATTAACATTTTAAACAACTACATACCATCGGTAAATGAAAGTTTATATCTGGATTTTTCTTCTACTTTTGTCCTTTTTCCTAAAAAAATAAAATATTTATTTGCCAAAGCATATTGCTTGGGTTTTTTATTCTTTAATACTTTTAAACGAACATACATAATCATACCTACTTGCCATATACGCTTATGTGTATATTTTTTATTTTTGTATAATTTTTCTAATTTATTAATAGTATTTTTAACATCTTCTATTGTTGTATATTTTATATTTATTGTGTCTTTTGGATTTTTGTCAATGTACACATCAAAAGATTTCTTAGGGTTTTCTGGATTAAATAAAAAATGGGTTTTTATTTTAGTTTTACGAGTTTTATTTTTATTTTTAATAGTTTTATTTTTAATAGTTTTATTTTTAATAGTTTTATTTTTTTTTGTATTGTATTTCATAAAATACAACAATATTTTATTATTTTAATAGGGGTAAAATATAAAAATTGTTATAGACAACCAATATTTTAAAGTGAATTTATAATTTGTTCTGCAATTGCAACATATATTATAATTGCAAATGATATAAATGCATAAATAGTATTATTATCAAGGTAAATACACAAATGACAAGGCCTTCAATTAACGAAAGAAACAAGCGCGCATTACAGAGAAAATATGGGAATGCAAATAAAACGGCCAACCAAGTAAACATATATAATTCATTTTTGGAAAGCATGGACAAGAAACAACGAGAACAAACTGAACGCGTTGATCAGCTTGATAAGATTGTTAATAACACTGATGATGTTTGGCCAAGAAATCAGCCAATCACACATGATGCAAATTCTAATCAAGTTGCTTCAAAAGATCATATTGATTTAATTTTGAAGAAAATCTTGGAGAAATACACCGATTTTGGTTTTAATAATGAAATGTTTAACGGCACAACTCATGAGGATAATATTATTTCAAAAATGGAAACAAATAATCCAAATTTGTATGAGAATAACCCAAAAGATTCCAGTGTTCACGATGATAAAGAACTTGCAAATGCAGCTCATATTCTATTAAAAATTAGAGAAAAGCATGCAAAGACCCCTCCTCTTAATATAGAACAAATTGCAACTCCAAATATAGAGCGGGAAAAGGTAGATATAGATGTGGAAATTGCAGGATTGGATGATTTACTAACGCTAATAAATGACTATCCAGACGATGTAACAAAAGAATACAACATAAATATTACTGCTTTGCATAAGATTAAGGGTCCATTAAATGATTTGAATAACATGGTTGGAATGAAAAAGTTGAAAGAATCGGTTGTTGATCAGATTATCTATTATTTGCAGGACTTTCATAAACCTGATTCTTTATTGCCTGTTTCTACAAATGTACCTTTACCAATTAAAGCGGTTCAACCAGGTGATACCAAACCCAATTTTAAAGTAGATCAAAGTGGCGGAGGATGCTGTAGTCAAGAATATAATAAGAAAGATTCTAAGAAAGATTCTAAAAAGGAGTTAAAGATTGATACAAAGAGTGAGACAGGCGATTTTATGCATACTGTTATTTATGGTTCTCCAGGAACTGGAAAAACTGAAATTGCCAAGATCATTGGACAAATTTTTTCCAACTTGGGGGTCTTGTCCAAGGGGTCCTTTAAAAAGGTTACTCGTAGCGATTTAGTTGCAGGATATCTAGGCCAAACGGCCTTAAAAACCAGAGACGTCATTAAGGAGGCACTTGGAGGTGTTCTATTTATTGATGAAGCGTATGCACTTGGAAATAGCGAAAAACGCGATAGTTTTTCAAAAGAATGTATAGATACTTTGTGCGAGGCATTAAGCGACCACAAAGCAGATCTCATGGTGATTATAGCTGGTTATGAGGGAGAATTGAATGAATGTTTTTTCAACTATAACCAGGGTCTAAATTCCAGATTTACTTGGAGATACAAGACTGACGATTATACAGCAGAGGATATGTGCAGAATATTTACAAAGAAAATTGCTGATTATGGATGGGAAGTTGCCGAGGGTGAGAATATAAATCCGCCATGGTTTGAAAAGAAAATGGACTATTTTAAGTATTATGGGCGTGACATTGAAACCTTACTGGCAAAAATTAAAATTGCACATAGTAGACGTGTATTTTGTAAATCAAAAGATACAAAGAAAAAGCTTACCATGAAAGATTTAGAAAAGGGTTTTGAAATTTATTTGAAGAATGAAGAGGTGAAGAGTAGAAAAGAGAACGCGGAAATGAAGACAAAATTGTATGGTCTATACGTTTAAAGCAAATGCAAATGTAAATGCAAATGCAAATATAAAACATATTTGAATTAACACCTGTAAATTCTAATGTGTTGTAATCGTGGAATTGTTTTTTATATTTATATTAATGTCAAACGATACTAGAAAAACAAAAACTATTCAAATCAATCCAAGTTATTTGCAAACGTCTGGTGGAGGTGGAACTAGGAAAAACTATGAAAAAAAGTCAAAACCAGTACCGTTAATTAGCCCAAATACATTAAAAAATAAATTACTAAGGCGTATTAAAGAACACAAAACAAATGAAATGATTGCTTTAGACAATTCAAAAATTCAGAGAGGAGGCAAAGCAAAAAATGAAAAACAGGCAACCAGTACAGATCTAGGAAAATATACGGATGAATTTTATCAATCCATTGATTATTTATCCAATTTGGCAAAAAAACAAAAAGATGAGAAAAAACTGCAACAAAAACGTGAAACTTTGCATCGTCAAACAGTTAAAAATTATGCATCTCCCTCTTATTTATCAAATAATGTCCATGTAGAATTAGAGTTACCAGATTCATTAAAAGAACCAGTAATCTTACCTTTTCCACAAGCAAACGCAAATGTACGTTTAAATTACAGACCTTTAGAAGATGTGCCATACGGTTGTTTAAAAGGTGGCGTTAAGCCGTGTTATAAAACGTGGGCACGAACACAACGCAATAACTCTAATATTTTGACTGTTCTACCAACCCAAATGCAATCCGCGTATTATCCAACGCAAACATATATCCAACCACAACGTTCAATATCATTTAATCAACAAATTCCTGCAAATAGTCAAATGACGAGGGAAGAACGTTTAAACCTAATTAAGAAAAAGATTCAATCTTTGGAAAGGCAGGAAAAAGTCGCAATTCAAACAGAAGCCAAGACTGCATTTGCACCTGCACCTGCACCTGCACCTGTAATAAATGTAAATACTGCTGCCATTCAAACAATTCCACCAATAATTGCAAATCCAGATTTTGCAGAAGACCTAGACCTAGATCTAGATTTAGATATGAATATAAATGCTAATAATGAAGGACCTATGTCTACGTCTACGTCTATGCCAATACCTAGCGAAGGATTTGAATTAAGAGATTTAATTACTGGAGAGGAGGAAGAAAAAAATCCAGCAAAAATGTTTATTAAGAAAAACAAAGAGGTAGAGCTTAAAAAACCAGAGCCAACAATTGAGGTTCTCGTTCCAAAGAAAAAGATAATTAAAAAGACCATTCGTAGAAAGCATACGGTGGGAAAATCCAAAGTGCATAGAAAGGTTGGCATTTTATTGAAAGATCGTCATACTAGAAAAAAGGTTATTGCTGCACACAAAGAGTTAAAAAAAACACCTATTAATGAAGTTAAAAAATATTTGCGAGATAAATGCCTATTAAAAGTAGGAAGTATTGCTCCATCGCATATTTTACGAAAAACTTATGAGGCTGCTATGCTTTCAGGTGAAATTAGAAATATTAATAAAGATACATTGGTTCATAATTTTTTAAATAATACAGACGGTGAATAATCAAATAATCAAAAATAAAAATAATATTTATGTAAATTAGTAATGGAAACTACAAAAAATAATTTACCCAATGATGTTAAAAAATTTTTTAATGGATTAAGTGAATATTTAAATACAAAACTGCTATACTATGGCAGTGTTCAAAGAAAAGATTATTTTCCAGGAAAGAGCGACATAGATGTAGATATTTTTACAGATAATGTAAATAGTACTATTAATAAAATGCAGCATTATCTTCGTGCAGAACGCAAAAAATTTAAAAAATTTGTGTGGATAGTAAACCACAATAACCATTTTACGACAGGATACAAGATATTTTACAAAGATCCTAGTGGAAAGTTTAATGCCGAATTTTCTATTTATGATGAAAAATACAAGGAAGATATTTTAAAGGAACATTTGGGAAAAATTGTTCTACCTTTGCATGCAACCTGCTTATTAATTATTTTAAAATTTTTATACTATAAGTTGTCGTTAATGAATTACGACTATTTTAAATACTTAAAAAGGAAAATTTTAACGTTTTTTATTGGCAAACCAGATGACATGTTTATTGTTTTAGACCAGAAATAGATGCAAAAATATGTAAAGAGAGTTTAAATTAAAATAATATAAAGTTATACATTTAATATTATTAAATTGCTTTTATGACAGAAGAATATCCAAGAATAGCAGTAATTTATACAGGAGAACCTAGAACTATTAAAACAGTAATAGATCACTTTGTTAAAAATGTTTTAACAAATAAAAATGTACATGTATTTTCTGTATTGGAAACAGGCAAGTATGCAGAAATAGAAAAACTGTTATTAGAAAAGATGGGAGAACATATTAAATCAATTAGCTGGTTTAATAAAATAGAATTTGCATGGAATATTTTAAAAAACTCTACATTGCAAAATATGCAAATTGAAGATCGCTGGAAACGTTATTTAGCTGATAGTGGATCTATGATTGAATATTATCAATTATATATGGCACAAAATAAGGTGTTAGAATATGAAAATAGAGAAGGAGTTAAATATGATTACATATTGCGAATTAGACCAGATACTATAATAACTCGCCCTATAAATTTTAATTTTTTAAATATGGACGCTGACACAATTTTGCAAAGACTCGGTCTAATTTCAGAAAAAACTGGAGACACGTGTCTTCATTCAAAACAAAATATAACAATTTTTATGAATTCTCTTATAGATGAACGCAGAATGAATTGCGAAAACATTGACAATAATTATGAAAATGATAATTACATATGTGCTCTATTAGAAAAAAATAACGATGATTTTTCATGGTTATTAAATCAAGAAGAAAATTCTAGTCTTTCCAATACAATTATTGCAAACAAATTACATAATTTTATAAAAACTGGAAACTATGTTCTCACATTTCGTGTAAATGTAATTTATTTTATGAATAGAAAGTATTTTGATAGCATATCTCAACTAGGCATAAAATATGGAACATACAATTTAACAAAAGAAAGTTACTATTGGTTTAATTCTGAGTCTCAATTTCAAAGTAGTTGCATTCAAAACGAACTGCACATTTTTAATACCCATCGCGAGCTTGAAGGAAGAAGTATATGTTCTTATGAACCTGAACAGTATTATGATGCAAATGGAGAGTTATTAGATACCAATGTATTCTTTTTTCTTAAACGATCGTAAATATCTATCAAAGGAAGTTAAAGATATAACACTATGTATTATATTGTTTTACAATACATAATGGCTCTTATCAAGGACTATTTTTTAAAGACAAATCAGTACATACAAGAATATGGTCAAAATACTATATTACTAATGCAAGTGGGGGCTTTTTTTGAAGTATATGGGTTAAAAGAGTCTAATGCAAGTTCTTCCTCTATTACTGGAAGTAAAATCCAGGATTTCTCAAGGATATGTGATTTGCTTGTAGTTGAAAAAAAAGTGTGTGTAGGTCCACATGAAGTTGTCATGGCTGGATTTAAAGACTTTATGTTGGAAAAATACGTGAAAAAAATTCAGGAAGCAGAATTTACGGCGGTTGTTTATGTGCAGGATCAGCAGGCCAAGAACACAACGCGCAGCCTCTATGGAATATTTTCTCCAGGGACATATTTTGCCGCAGATTCTCAGCAAATAACCAACAATATTGTCTGCATTTGGGTGCAGACTGTTGCTACGACGTCTTTCATGAAAAACTCACCTACATCTATCAAGGGTGCAAATAAGCGAGTTTATGTCGGCGCGGCAAATATTGATATTTATACTGGGAAGACAAATATTTTTGAATTTACGGAGCAATATATTGATAACCCAACTACATTTGATGACCTGGAGAGATTTATATCCATTTATATGCCTAGCGAGGCTATTTTGATAACCAATTTGCCGCAAAAAGAGGCGGAAAATATTGTGAACTATGCAAATATTCAATGTGGTATGGTTCACATGGTAAATTTGGAGGCTCCAGAATCGTCAGTTGCAAAGACGCGCGCTAAAAACTGCGAAAGGCAGGTGTATCAAAAAGAGCTATTGGAGCGTTTTTACAAAATAGATGATTTTCAAGTGTTTATGCAGAATTTCTACGAATACACAATTGCCGCGCAGGCGTTTTGCTATCTATTAGATTTTGTCTATCAACACAATCCAGGATTGGTTAATAAGTTGGAGGAACCAATTTTTGAAAACTATAGCCAGCGTCTTATTTTGGCTAACCATTCTTTAAAACAATTGAATATTATTGACGATAATAACTATAAAGGCAAATACTCGTCTGTTGCAAAGTTTTTAAACATTTGTTTCACGCCGATGGGGAAGCGTCAGTTTAACTATGTTTTTTTAAATCCAACAATGGATTGCGTCATGTTAAACCGAGAGTATGAGATGACGGACCATGTTTTAAGTCAATACGCAACATATGAATCCGTTATTGAAGAGCCATTAAAGAGTGTAAAAGATGTTTCCAAGCTTGTGCGTCAAATTGTTATGCGGAAAGTGACGCCTAAAGGGTTATATCAGTTTTACAAGAATTTGGGCACAATCAAGACTATTTATTGCGCTTTAAAAGATGATGCAAAATTTATGGAATATATGAATCATTATTCTAAAGAACCTGCGCACATTGATCAACTATGCGACAAGTTTACAGATTTTTTTGATAAGCACTTTTGCATGTCATTGTGTCAAGATATAGACGGATTTCAAGGATTTGAAACTAATTTTATTAACCGCACTATTGATGCTAATTTGGACAAGAATATGCAGACCTTTATGGAGTCAACGGATGCATTAGAAACGTGTAAAAAATATTTGAATGGCCTTGTTAGCAAATTTGAAAAGAGCAAGTCAAAGGCAAAAAAAATCACAAAGAAGGAAACTATAAATGCAGATGCTAGCGAAGAGAATGAATCCACTACAGATTATGTCAAGATCCACGAAACAGAAAAAAATAATTTCACACTGTTGTCTACTAAACGCAGATGCAAGATCTTAAAGGAACAACTTCCAATAAACCCAGCATCAGTTTGCAACCTTTCATATATTTCATCCTTTACAAAGGAAGAAACAGCATTTGAGTTTAAGAATTCGCAGGCATACATTGAATTTGCGGAACAAAGCGCTGCAAATAATATTATAACGAGTTTTCAACTTAAAGAGCTGTGTAAGAATGTCTCCACCATTAAGGTTCAAATGAAGGATATCATTACTGGTGTTTATGGTACCATTGTTGAAAAGTTGGAACTTTATAAAGACGATATTTCTGTAATTATTCAGTTTATTGTAAATGTAGATATGCTTTTTTCAAAGGCTAGTTTGGCAAAGAAATACGGATACTGTCGTCCTGTTATTGATGAGACTGCGGAGAAGTCGTTTATTAATGTGCACGGGCTCCGTCATTGTCTTATTGAACACTTGCAAAAGGATGAGCTCTATGTTGCTAATAATATTGCGCTAGGATGTGGAGAAGATGGAATTATGTTGTATGGGACAAATGCTGTTGGCAAGACTAGTTTTATTAAGGCAACAGGAATAGCAGTTATTATGGCCCAATCTGGTTTGTATGTTCCAGCTGCGTCCTTTGTTTATAAACCATATAGCTATATTTTTACTAGGATCTTAGGAAATGACAACATATTCAAAGGTTTATCCACATTTGCAGTGGAGATGAGCGAGCTACGTACTATTTTAAGATTGGCAAATAAGAATAGCCTTATTTTGGGCGATGAACTTTGCTCTGGTACAGAGAGCATTTCTGCTACAAGTATTTTTGTAGCAGGAATATATAAATTGCATCAGGTTGAAAGCAGCTTTATCTTTGCCACACATTTGCACGAGATTATTAAGTATGAGGAGATTACTGGGTTGTCGCGACTGTCTTTGAAGCACATGTCAGTGGTTTATGACAGGGAAAAGGATATGCTTATATACGACAGAACTCTACGCGATGGGCCTGGTACAAACATGTATGGATTAGAGGTTTGCAAGTCGCTTAGTTTGCCAGATGATTTCTTAGAAATGGCAAATAATATACGCATGAAATACAATCCTCAATCAGCAAGCATTTTGGCATTAAAAACAAGTCATTATTCAGCAAAAAAGGTGATGGGTTTATGTGAGAAATGCGGCGAAACCATGGGAACTGAGGTGCATCATTTGCAGCATCAACAGGTGGCAAATACAGATGGACTTATTCAAAGTGAAGATTTAGGTATGTTTCATAAAAATCATCCTGCAAATCTAATGACCTTGTGCGAAAAATGTCATTTAGAGTTTCATTCAACAAAAGATGAAGAAAAGGGTGAAAAGAAAAAAATGAACAAGCGAGTTAAAACAAGCAAGGGTACAAAAATTATGTCCATATAATATATAGATTTATGTCTAGGAAAACAATAAAAAGACGTCGCCATATTACAAAGAAAAGAGCAAATATTAGAAGGAAGAAGCAACAAACTAAGCGAGTTAAAAATTCTAGAATAAAAAAGGGTGGTGCTCCAACCCAAACTAGAGGTTGGAGTGGTTGGGCTAGTACTTATGCACCTGGATACACAAAGCACTTGCAAAATGCAGCAAAAGGGACTGCACTTGCTCAACAAGCTGTACAAACACTAGGAGAGAATGCTGAGACTATTGATCAATTGCAAACAGCATTTGTAGCCGTACAAAGACAAGTAGATAATCAACTAGTAAAGTTTAAAGCAAAAAAGGAAGAAGATCTGCTTAAAAAATTTCAAAAAGAGTGCAATGGTGATCCTAGATGTGTTGTAGAAAAACAAGCTGAATATTTGGCAAAAGAACAGGCTGAAAATATGCGAAGAATTGCGGCAAATGACGCATTCTGGGCTAGTCTTGTTAGAATGGATTCATCTCTTCCTGAATATACAGGATTGACCAATATAGAACTGTTTACTGCAATAGTTGATAGTTGGGAAGAAATTGAAACAAAAACAGCTTTAATATCAGCAGTAAAATCATATTATAAATGTCCTGGACCAAATACTCCAGAAGCATTATTGAAGTGCTTTAAACAAAAGGCGGATGAAGTATTTAAAAGAGCAGTTAATAAATTTGAATCCAAAATGCATGAATATGTTGACCAATATTTGACTGGAAATGCATCAAATAGAGCAAAAGCTGGTGTAACTATGGCAGCAAATGCATTTAGAGCTGCACCTGGTTATGCATTGCAAAGTGCAAAAGGTTTGTCTCAACAATCAAGATCAAGTATAGAACCTGCATTTGAACAAGTTAAAACTATGATGCCACAGACGCACCATCAACATATTGACAAAATGAAAGATTTCTTGTTACAGCTACATGATATTGCGAGTAAATTGACAGGACTTCAAGCAGAAGTTAGTTCTATGGAACAAGCAGCAGCAGAAGAAGATAGTGGTGATGGATTTGAAGATGCATTAGAAGAATAATTATAAATTACAAAAGAATCTATAATTATTTTACAAAAGTATAGCAGTGTTTAACGCTTCTTGTATGTTTTTTTGCCAGCCTTTCTTCCTCTGCGCTTGCCAGTCAAACGCTTAAGGCCCTTGTTGACACCAGAAAATAGCATTCCTGTGCTCTTTTTGAGCGTCTTCCAGATGGTAGACACACCAGACTTAACAACGGGAATTGTCTTCTTGCCAACAGTGGTGACGGCAGAACCAACAGCCTCAGCACCACTTGTAACAGCAGGAATAATTTTCTTTGTAGCAGATGAGATCTTCTTGTAGCTCTTCTTAAGCATGCCGCCTCTGCGCTTATGTTTACGAACGTGAGAAACCATTATACAATATAGATATAAAATATTTATTTTATATTTATTTTAGTCACACATTTTGCATTTTCTTGTCCACCTAATTTATGGACGCATCTCTAATTTCAAGTTTTACAAATTTTCTAAAGGAAAATTACCTAAATATTATTATTGCATTTGTCATTATTTTGGGCGTGCTTATTATTTTTAGCATAAAAGAATGGAAGTTGGATACTACGCCTAAAAATCTTGTTTTAATACAAGAAGTTACAATGGAGAGCATGCAAAATAACAACCCAACAGAAGAATTATTAGGAAAAAATAAAATAGAATATGCGCAAGGAGACGATTTAGACACATTAAAAGAACTAAATAAAATGAATATGACACCAACAGATGGGTTCTGTGAACAATATCGCGGCAACTCTGGCGAGCTTGAAAAGGCATGCAATGAATTGACGGAAAGCAATTGTAATGAAACCTCTTGTTGTGTTTTAACAAGTTCAAAGGGAACTAATAAATGTGTTGCTGGAGGAATTGACGGCCCAACTTATAAAACAGACGGAAAGGGAAATTTGATAACGCATGATTATCACTATTTTCAAAATAAATGCCATGGAAAAGGTTGTCCTTTGGTTTAAATAAAAAAATTGATTTAGGCTTAAAGAATATTAAGAATAATATCCACAACTATTGTATACGAAAGATGATAATCCCAATTAAGTGCTTTACCTGCGGAACTGTGATGGCTGACAAGTATGTTTACTATTGCGAAGAGGTTCGTCGCATTAAACGATCCAAGGGTTTGGATGTAGACAAGGTCCTTTACTTGACAAAGGAGTTTAGTGAAAAGACTGCGGAGGGGGAGGTTTTAGATGAAATTGGGCTTAAGAAGATGTGTTGTCGCAGACATATGCTTACTCATGTTGACATTGAATAATTTCTCCAGGATATATATATGGTGAAATCAAATAAGAAAAGTATGTCACACAAAAAATCACGAAAAATAAGAAAGCAACCATTATATCAAATGAAAGGTTGTGCGTCACGTAAAAATCGTAGCATGGGATGCAATAAGTGCAAAAAGATGCACATGTATGGTACTTGTGCGTACAATGGTTCGTGCACGTGCCCATGTGAATGCCATAGAAAGAGAGGACAAAAGGGTGGGTGCGGATGCAGTGCAACCACTTCAATTCAAACTGGAGGAGCTACGGCAAATAATTATCCCATGACTGGACCATTTGTTGGAAAACCATGGATGCCTAATTTTGGATGGCCCACTATAGATGGGATTAGTGGTGATAGAAATTATTTAGAATATAATAATTATCCTGTAGATCCCCAAACACAAATTATGCCATACAATTTTAGGAATGGGTGGGCTGGAGGCAAATCTAGAAGGCGCAAGGTTGGTGGATGGAGATACAGCTCTTCTAGTTCAACTTCTAGTGAAGAAGGCAAAGAGAACCCTAACCCTAAACCAGCGGTTGTAGGAAAAGGATTGAAAAGTAAAAAGCATACAAAAAAGAGTAAAGGAAAAACAGTTAAAAGAGGTGGCGGTATTTTAGCAAATGCAACAAATGACATTATGTTTAACCTTAAGAGCGCATATAGTGCGTTAAATGGTCAACAACAACCAGTAAATCCAGCTCCTTACATGGATCAAATGACGCAAAAACCTACATTAATGTAATAGTCTAGCAATTATAATGACAAAAATAAAATTTTTTCTATGATTATTTTATAAATGGCCTTCCCCAAGAGATTAAACCAGTTATGCACGCCTTCTATGGTGTATTTTGTGATTTCCATGATCGCACTTGCTATTTCAGTTGTGCAAAACATGGGCAACCGCAATAAGTACAGCTTAGGCAACTTTTCTTGCCGCGTTCCTAGCACCATTGCCGTCTTCATTGTTAAGGTGATCTATATCCTCTTCTGGACGTGGATCTTGAACTTGATCTGCAAAGATGGTTATACGTCAATCTCATGGATCCTTGTTCTTCTTCCTTTTATTCTCCTTTTTGTCATTATGGGTCTTATCATGATCAACCAATAAGTCTATAGTCTTGATAAGTTATTAGTAGTTTTCTAAATATTTTACTTGAATGTTTTACATATTCAAGTAAACTTAAAAATAAAATCAATAACCATTATTTTAGCCAAACAACCTAAATTTGGCTGCATACATTCCAAACAATATAAGAATCATACCTACATAATCATCCACTGTTGTGGGCAACTTTAACCAGTATATATTGGACCATATTTGTGCCAAGAAATCAAATACATAGGAAGACATTGCCAACTGTGCTGGGTTTAAAAATGTATTTCCAATACGTTGGGATGGGATTAAAAACATCCACTCAATTGTTGCCCAAAACTCAGACGTTAATAATTTCTTGTAAATTGATGCATCTTTCATTTCGGGAGTTGTTTGCGTAAACAATGCGAAATCCATTGTTAAGCCAATCATTACATTTAGAAATAACCAAAAAAGAACAATCCATATAAAATTGTATTTCATTATCGTGTTATATAATAAAATATAGATTTAAAATATATACAAATTATGGATTATTCTAAATTACCTTATTACCTATTATTTTTAGGATTATTTATTTTGGCGCAATCATTGTCTATGTGGGGACAATATGTGACTCTCCCTTTTAAAAATTTGAGCATGTGGGAGGCATTTAAAATGGCCATACCATTTGCCTGGTTAGATTGGATTGTAATGACATTTACTATTCAAGTGGGGGACAAACATCAATTGGTTACTCCCACACAAGACACATTTTTACTTATTATTATGCAATTTACCCTTGTATTGTTGATTAATCGTTTTTATCTAAAGCAAAAAATTTATCGCAGTGATTTAATAGCCTTTGGAATTATTCTTTTAGGATTTTTGGTAAGTTTTGTGCATGTTATTTCAAATACGTTTAATATTCCTATTCCTAAACACCCTACAGAAAATCCAAATGAAGCGCATGCAAGTTTGCTTGTTAGAAGATATGCAACATTAAATACTAATCCAGGCGCTCTTGATTTAGAATATAGCAATGTGGATTATTCAAAGCAAAATACAAATGCTCCCACCGATGATGGAGAAAACATTGTTTCAGGAGATATTGATACTAGATTGCAAGACGAATAACATATTAGATGTGCAATACTGTTATTTTTTTCATTTTTATATATTTTAATAATATATACAAATATGCCAGATAAGCCAACTATTAAAACAAAAACAAAGAATGGAATTTGCTACGAACAAGACGGGTGGCTTTATATTTCTATTAAGGGATCGCCAAAAGAACGCGGATATGCGCACGGAAAATGTGTAGCAGAAGAAATGAAAAAAGTTCTTGAGATGTTGGAATTCATGTGTTATGAAGATTATGGTCGTCCATGGGAATTTTTTGTAGAAGCTGGGCGCACATTATTAAAGCAAACAATTATAGATGAATTTCCCGAATTTTACGAGGAAATGGAGGGTATTGCAGAAGGTTGCAATGCAGGTGGAACAAAAATAACGGTGGATGAGGTTCTTGCATGGAATAACTACATGACATTAACGGAATATTGGTATCCTAATATGGATAATAGTGAGGGGCAATGGGGTAAAAAAACTGCCGCAGGAGGTGAGGGTGGTGCGCCTCCACCTAAAGCTAGAACTGGTGCAAACGATAGATGCAGTGCATTTATTGCAAATGGATCATATACGGAAGATGGTAAAATTGTAGTTGCTCACAATAACTTTTCTAATTTTATAGATGGTCAGTACGCAAAAACTGTTGTAGATGTAAGGCCTGACAAGGGCCACCGTGTTTTATACCAGGCTTTTGTTGGCTGGATTTGGAGTGGCACAGATTTTTTTGTTACAAGCAAGGGTATTATTGGAACCGAGACCACAATGGGTGGGTTTCTTCCATATGAAAACAATTTCCCTATTTCTTGCAGAATTCGCCAAGCAATGCAATATGGAAATTCATTAGATGACTATGTTAGCATTTTGTTAAGAGGAAATTCTGGCGATTATGCTAACTCTTGGTTATTTGGCGACGTCAATTCAAATGAGATTTTGCGTTTAGAACTTGGCCTTAAATACCACAAAGTAGAAAGGACCAAGAATGGATATTTCATTGGATTTAATGCGCCATACGATCCCCGCATTCGCAATTTGGAATGCACTAACTCTGGATTTGATGATATTAGAAGGCATCAAGGAGCTAGAAAGGTTAGGTTAGCTGATTTGATGGATGAGCACAAAGGGAAGATTAATATTGAAGTAGCCAAAGCTATTATATCTGATCACTATGACGTGTATTTGAATGAAACAAATCCCTGCTCTAGAACTGTTTGCTCACATTATGAGTTGGATCCTCGCGAATACATGTCTCAAGCGGATAGACCCAAACCATATCAACCAAGAGGTGCATTGGATGGTTGCATTATTGATTCTGCAATGGCAAAGAAAATGTCTTTTATGTTGAGATATGGCAATTCATGTGGCATCCCTTTTGATAAGAATGCTTTCTGTGATCAAAACCGCATATGGGATGCACAACGCCCTTATTTGCATGATAGACCTCAACAACCTTGGTCTACATTTACAATTACTGGTAATTTTAGAAAATTAACTAGGGGGCAAAGCATCAAGGTTAAAGAAGATAGCCCAGAAAAAAAGACTAACAAGAAAACAACTAGAAAGATGAAAAATGCCGCATAAAATAATTATACAATTGCAACAATTGCAACAATTGCAACAATTAATCAAAATAACAATAAGCATAATTATATTTTAAAAAATATGATTATTATTATATACAATGGATGTTATATCATGGAAAATTATTGATAAGTATTTCAAAAACAATCCTTACAACTTGGTTGCGCATCATTTAGATTCCTATAACGATTTTTTTAATACAGGAATCTATCAAATATTTCGCGAAAACAATCCAGTTCGCTTTATTGAAAGGGAAGACAAGCAGAATCCTGGAAATGAAAAACGCAATCAATCCTTTTTGTATTTAGGTGGAAAAAAAGGAGACAAAATATATTTTGGAAAACCAATCATATACGACGACAATCGCGTTCATTATATGTACCCTAATGATGCCAGACTTCGCAACATGACATATGGAATAACAATTCATTATGATGTTGATGTTGATTTTATTTTTTACGTAAATGGTGAAAGAGTTGAACATAGCATAACATTGGAAAAGATTTATCTAGGCAGATTCCCCATTATGCTTCATTCAAATCTCTGCATGTTAAAAAATTTATCAACAGAGGTGAGATTTAATATGGGCGAATGCCGTAATGATTATGGTGGGTATTTTATTATTGATGGCAAGGAAAAGGTTATTATTTCTCAAGAGAAATTTGCAGACAATATGCTTTACATAAGGAAGAATAAGCCCGATGAAACATATAGCCATTCTGCAGAGATTAGATCTGTCTCGGAGGATACATCCAAACCAATTAGAACTACTTCTGTTAAAATGGTGGCTCCTTCTACGACGCTTTCTAATAATCAAATTGTTGTAGATATTCCAAATGTTAAAAAGCCTGTCCCTTTGTTTATTTTAATGAGGGCGCTTGGCGTACTATCCGATAAAGATATTGTTAAGTGCTGTCTGCTTGATCTTAAGAAAAATGAGCAAATGGTAGATCTATTTATTCCATCAATTCATGATGCCAGTCGCATTTTTAATCAAGAAAGTGCACTAGAGTACATTGCAACATTTACAAAGCGTCGCACAACCATTGGTGTTATGGAAATACTTATGAACTATTTTCTTCCCCATGTTGGCGAATTAAATTTCCTGGATAAGGCATATTTTGTTGGTTACATGGTGAACAAGATGCTCAAGGTTTACACAAAACTAGAAATGCCAACTGATCGCGATAACTTTCGTTTTAAGCGCGTTGAACTATCAGGTTCATTGATATATGATTTGTTCCGCGAATACTATCTTATTCAAAACAAGAATATTGGATTAGTAATTGATAAAGAATTTTACTACCACACTGGAAAATACAAGGAAAATTTTGTTAGTTTAATTGAAGACAACTTCAAGGCTATTTTTAAGGATCGTATTGTAAACGACGGCTTCAAAAAGGCGTTCAAGGGAAATTGGGGTGCAGCGGCAAATACAAAACGCATTGGTGTTATTCAAGATTTAAACCGCCTTTCATGGAATACTTTTATTTCACATCTTCGTAAAATTAATTTACCACTTGATGCTAGTGCCAAGGTGGTTGGACCTCGTCTTTTGAATAGTTCTCAATGGGGTTATATAGATCCAGTGGATACGCCTGATGGCGGCAATATTGGTCTGCACAAACACATGTCAATAAGCACGGCTATCACTAGTGGGTTTTCTTCCTTCCCTTTGATTAAGTGGTTGAGAGCCAATACTCCTTTGAAGATTGTCCAGGAGTGCAGTCCCGAGTTTATGGCAGAGTCTACAAAGGTATTTGTAAATGGTAACTGGATAGGTGTAGTGGAAAATCCTCTTGAACTTATTGCCAAAATGAAATTATTGCGACGCAATGGAATTATACCTGTATTTACAAGCATTGCATTTAATTATGAGAACAATGAAATTTATTTTTACACAGACGCGGGTAGATTGACGAGACCTATTTACTATGTGGATAAAACTGGGAAAGTGAGCTTTGATAGAAAAGAGATTCTTGAGATGATTAATTCTGGTAATTTCACATGGGAAAATATTGTTTCTGGATTTATGAAAAAGGCTGATGACAAATACAGCATTCGTAATAATGTTCTCTATGAACCAACAGTTCTTTATGGCGCAGAGGCATCAAAAGAGAAATTTGGAATAGACATGGAACTAGCACAATCAGTTGTAGATTACGTTGATACCGCAGAGGAAGAAAGTGCGCTTATTGCGTCTAATCCAGAACAGTTGATACTTAATAGATACTATTCACATGTAGAAGTTGATCCATCTTTTATTTTGGGTGTTATGGGCAATTCTATTATTTACCCAGAGAACAATCCGTTGCCCAGAAATGCATTTTCATGTGGTCAAAGTAAACAAGCCGTTTCTGTTTATCACTCTAATTTCCAAATGAGAATGGATAAGATGGGAGTCATTTTGAATTATGGACAGATCCCGCTTATTAAATCCCGTTACTTGCAATATATAAATAAGGAAGAACAACCATATGGCGTGAATGCAGTTGTAGCTATTATGAGCTATACTGGATACAATGTAGAAGATGCTATTCTTATTAATGAAGGCTCAGTGAAGCGCGGTATATTCAGCACAACTTACTTTTCAATGTACGAATCAAGGGAAGAAAGCTCCAAGATCTCTGGCGCAACCACAAATTCTACTTTTGCCGATGTAATGGCAAAGAATGCTAGCGGACTTAAATTGGGATATGATTACAGTCAGCTTGATAAATATGGCATGATTAAAGAAAACGCTGTGTTAGATGATAAAGTAATTTTAATTGGCAAAATTGTTTCTAGTACAGAGAATCCAAGTGAATTTGGCGATGACTCTATTAGTCCTAAGAAAGGGCAACTTGGTTATGTAGATAAATCCTTTATTACAGATGGGGAAGAAGGTACGCGCATTGCAAAAGTGAGAGTGCGTGAACACAGAGAACCCGCTATTGGTGATAAAATGGCTAGTCGAGCAGGGCAAAAAGGAACTCTTGGTCTCATTATACCCGAGGAAGATATGCCTTTTACAGCTGATGGAATCCGTCCCGATCTCATTATTAATCCTCATGCGCTCCCTTCTCGTATGACCATTGGCCAGCTAGTGGAAAGTCTTTTTGGAAAGGCGTGTACAATGTATGGTGCATTTGGGGATTGCACTGCATTTGCCGTAAAAGGATCTAATGTTACAACATATGGTCCAATGCTTACGCGAATGGGATATCATTCTAGTGGCAATCAATTGTTGTACAATGGGCAATCTGGAGAGCAGCTTGATGCAGACATATACATTGGTCCCACATATTATATGCGTTTAAAACACATGGTAAAGGATAAGATCAACTATCGTGCAACTGGTCCAAGAACCGCGTTAACTAGACAAACTGTTCAAGGCAGAGCAAATGACGGTGGGTTGCGTGTGGGTGAGATGGAACGCGATGGCATTATAGCACATGGTGCTGCGGCCTTTTTACAAGAATCATTTATGATTAGAGGTGACGAATATTATATGGCAGTTTGCAATAAAACGGGAGCAATTTCTGTCTATAATGAATCATTGAACTTGTTTTTGAGTCCATTTGCGGATGGTCCCGTCCAATTTAATGAAACATTGGATGGAAAAATGAATATTAAAAATGTTAGCCGTTTTGGTCGTTCATTCAGCATTGTTAGAGTTCCATATTCTTTGAAATTGTTGATGCAAGAATTGCAGGCGATGAATGTACAGATGCGCATTATAACGGATGAGAATGTTGATCAATTGATGAGCTTGTCATTTTCTAACAATATTAATAAATTGTTGGATAGTAAGTTGCCCACGGATGAATTGGTTAAAAACTATAAAACTGAAATGCTTTATAAAGCAAAGAGAATTATTTATGACAGGGAGGATGTGGAATCTAAGATTCCAGGAAGAGAATCTCCTGCATATCAGGCAATTTATGGAATGGAATCTCCTCCTTACGCAGAAACCAGTCCTGCTTATCAACCTACGAGCCCAGATTTTGCTCCAGGCGGAGATTTGTATACGGGCGATAGTCCTCAATATAACCCTAATAGCACGCCTCCCTATATTCCTACTAGTCCAGCTTACAGACCCACAAGTCCAGCTTATGCACCTACTAGTCCAGCATATGATCCTAATGGAAGTCCAGTGTATAATCCAAATAGTCCAGTTTATGATCCTAATGCAAGTCCACAAGATTCAACTAAAAAGCTGGTTTATTCACCACATACTCCAGAGGGACTACCACCCCCATTTATTTCTACTAGCCCAGATTATCCACCTCCACCACATATTATGCAACAAGGAATTACAGACGTTCCTGAATTAAATCAAGTATTTAATTCTCTTAGTGAAAAATCTAAGGAGCAAATCGCAAATTTGTCATTAAATGAGAGAATAACAGTGTTATCAAAATTAAAGGAAGAAAGTGATAAAAAGACAGAAACAGCAAAAGTTGCGGAATTAACATCCATTTTGAAGGTGCCTGAACCTGTAAAAGAAGAAGGAGATGAGGGATCGTCTAGCGGAGGAGGAGAAACAGAAGAAAAAAGCTCATCTAGTGAAGGAAGCAAAAAAGTAGTATTTGCAGAGTCAGCTTCCACTGAAACACAAAGTGGCGGCACTACAAGAAAAATTATCCTTTAGATTATTTCAAAAATATAATAATTAAAATTGAAATGAAATAAAATGATTCTATGTATATTATAGTAACCAATGGCATCCCAGAACTCTAGTTTAATATCCTCATTATACACCTCTCGCAGAACTATGCTTGATTTGCTTAGTGATCAAGGATATCAAATAAATGATTATGATGGTTTTACTGTAAATGAAGTGAATGCAATGTTTCAAAACAAGCAACTTGACATGCTTGTTGAGAAATTGGAACCTGTTGAAGGAGGAGATAGAAAAACAAAAACATATGTGCGATATTACATGGGTAAGACGCTTAGACCTCAAAATATTCAGGAAATGATTGATGACCTCTTTCATTTAGAAGAGATTCTTAAGAAGGAAGATACGCTTATAATTATCAACAAGGACGAAATTAATGAAACCCTGACAAATTTAGTAAAACATATTTGGGAGCAGGAGGGAATTTACATTTCAATTATAAACATAAAGCGTCTGCAATTCAATATTTTGAAAAATGTACTAGTACCCCCTCATAAAGTAATTAATAAGGAAACACTTGCCGAGGTTAAAAGAAAATTTAACATTATGGAGGATTCGCAGTTGCCTGAAATTTCTAGATTTGATGCAGTTGCAATGGCGATTGGTATTCGCCCAGGAGAAGTTTGCGAGATTATCCGCCCAAGCAAAACGTCCGTAACTACAAAGTATTACAGAATGTGTGTATAAAAAAAAATCATTGCATTTATATATGGATAGTAGTATGAATAGTAATATAGATACATTAATAAATTCAAATAAGATGCAACTGCAAGATGATTCATCTCCTTATTCAAAAATGAGACCAGAAGCCGTACAATTTAATGAGCGACTTGATAATTATGCACGTGAATATTTTCTAAATTTAATAAAATTTAAGAGAAATTATGTATTTTATCACAAAAATCCTGAATATGAAGAATATCAAAAAAATTTTGTAGATAGCAAGGGACAACTACAATCTATTAATAAATCTATTTTTTTATTGGCAAATGCAATTCAAGCTAAAATAGAACGTTTAAATGCTTATATTATGGATATTAACAGAAAATTAATGGATGATAAAGTGTATTATTCAAAATTAAATGTAATTTACAAAAATATTGGTAATACGGAACATGGATCCACAACATTAATTAATGATTATAAAAGAACATACAACGAAGTCTACTTAAACGCCTTTAATATGTTTATTGGAATTATTATTGTATGTGGAACAACATTTTCTGTATTTAAAAATTCTACTTTAAAAGAAGGGGTTAAACAAAGCGCCTCAAAGATTTCAAATTTAATAAAATCAAAGATTCCTGGAGCGCAAAGATATAGATAAAGATAAAGATATAGATATAGATTTGAGTTAAAAGTTTTTATTCATTTTATACACATAATAAAATGAATAATTTTTTTGCTTTAGCATCAACCTACATTTACAAGTTTACTGAAAAAAATACAAAACATGAATCTAGATCTTTAAAGAAGAATCATGTAGAACAAGTAAAACCAGAAGCAATGGTTGTTAGAAAAATAACATCTAGTCCTTACAATAATTTTACTGCTCTTCAAAAAAAAATATTTATGACAGAATCAATTAAAAAGGCTGAAGAATTTGCCAGAAAACAAAGCGTGTGCTATTGTTACAATCATTCTAAGTTGTTTATCAAACCAAGTTGGTGTTATAAATGCAATAAAATTCATACTATTATAAATAATACATTATACCC